GCCCCCGACGACATTGCAGCCATTGTAAAAGCAGCAGTTGATGCGGCGGTTGCCCCTTTGAATGATAAGTTGAATGGTTATGAAGCAAAGACTATTGCCGAAACAAGGCTTCAGGCATTGAACGAGAAGTTAAACGGATGTAAGGACGAAAATTTCAAGGCTCAAACCCTGAAAGACTTTGCCCGGATGAACTTCAAGGATGATGCAGATTTCAATGAATACTTGACAGGCAAGGAAGCGGACATTGCAACAGCAAATCAAAACAAGGCTGATATTGATTTGAGCAATTCAGGCGGAAGCCCGCTATTCTCCCAAAAGGAAGAAAGCGGTATTTCAAAAGGAGTTGCCGAATATGTAGAAAGCCTTAAACCCGAAAACACCACGTTTAAGGGTAAAGAAATTTAAGTCAAATTCTAAAATTCAAAACAATGTCATTGACAATCAAAAGGAAAAAGGACAATCGCATTGTGAAGTGCATTCTTCACCGTGTAGCGGACATTCCCGGTGGTGTAACCGTTCAGGTTGCAAACTTGGGTGGGTCGGCATTGTTTGAGGGAACGCCCCTTGGTAAGGGGTCAAATGGTCTTTATGTGGTCTGCAAGACGGCGCAAGTAATCACCGAAGCGACCGAAGCGGCAACGACTTATGAAGTGGCAAAAGGACACCATTTCAAAGTTGGCGACCGATTCGCAACGGCAGCTTGTAACGGTCAGACCATTACGGCTATTGACAAGACCGATGCAGCCAAGGACGTTATCACCGTCGGAACAACGCTTGGAGCGAAGATTACCGCCGGAACTTGTGCATTTGAATCAAGTGGAGCCAACAAGACATTGAAAGTTACCCCGGTTGCCATTGCGGGGTCGAACTATGATGTTGAGCATGGCGACAACTTGTTTGTTGATGCGTGGGTTATCGGTGTGGTAAAAGAAGCCAATGCCCCCGCCGTGGACAATGCCATTAAATCGGCATTGAAATCAATTGTTTATGTGTAACCCCAAAAGTAAACCAATATGCAGAAATCATTGATGGTTGGGTTGAATGAAAAGGATATGGAAGCCGTAATTCGTAGTTACGACCTCAAAGATTACTATTATCCAACCCTTTTCCCGTTGAAAGAAACAAACTTTCTGACGTGGAAGATGCTTGAAGCGCAATCGGGCTTGAAGATTGCCGCCGACCTTGTGGCAAGGGGTGCGACAATTCCGAGAAAGACCCGTGAAGCCATTTCACGCATTCAAGGTGATATTCCGAAAATCACCATTTCAAAAGAAAAGAATGAAGATGAATTGACCGAATACGACATAATGGTTGCAATGTCGAGCAACAACCCCGACTTGAAAGCACTTGTCGAATTTTGGGCGGAAGATACCAAGTTTTGTTGGGATGGTGTTGCAGCCCGTGCCGAATGGATTGCATTACGCCAAATTTCGCTTGGCAAGGTCAAGTTCACCAATTCCAACAATGCGGCAGTTGTTACCGAATATGATGTTGATTACCTGATTCCGGCGGAACAAAAGATTGGTGTTACCACTTCTTATTCGTCGGGTACGGCTGCAAAGCCTTTGACAAAGGATTTCCCAGCAGCTTTGAAGTTGGGTAAGAAATTATATGGTGCAACCTACAAATTTGCGTTTATGAATGTTGATACCTTTGAAAAGTTTGCTTCACAAGAAGAAGTCTTGAAGAAGTGTTCTTCATTCATTCAGAACGCAACAGGCACGCAAGATGCACCGGATTTGGCAACTGTCAACGCATATCTTGCCAAAAAGAAAGAATTGTATCGCGGTTTGCAGATTATCGTAATTGACCAAGACATTACGATTGAACTTGCAGACGGAACGCGCAACACTTCAAATCCGTTTGAAGATGATGTTATTCTTTTCTCTGAAAGCAAGGTTCTTGGAAAAACCTATTGGAAAAAGCCTATTGATGCAAAGAAAATGCCCGGTAGTGTTGCCGAAAAGGTTATGCACGGACATACTTTGGTCAAGAAGTATTCCAATGAATCACCCATTCAGGAAGTTACCGAGGGAATTGCAAACCTTTTCCCGGCTTGGAATCTTGCTGGAAGAAGTGTGTTGATGCAGACCAACGCAACTTCTTGGAATAAAAACTAACACTGACCGATGGGACGCGATGATTTCGGTCGTTTCGTCCCAAGGTCTTTTGCAAGAAAGTAAGTTATGACAAACAAAGAGTATTTGACCAAATCATTGAATGGACTTAACCTTGTAGAAGATGATATTGATGTTATCTTGGCAAAAGGCGGTCTTGATGCAGATGATAAAGCAGATGTAAAAGCGTGTGACGTGGCGGTTTACAACCGAATGTCCGTAATCCTGAAAGGTATGTTGCAAAACGTGTCCGAGGGTGGATATTCGATTTCTTGGAATATGGAAGCCGTCAAGTTGTATTATACTGCATTGTGCAATGAGTTGGGCAAAGAAAATGTGTTGGTCGCACGTCCGAAAGTTCGTAACCGTTCAAATATTTGGTGATTATGGCATACGTGAAGCAATATCCGCATTACCTATTCATCGAAGAATCCGTGGAATCCATACAGGATGAGCAAGGCAATTGGACGGAATGTAAAACGTCGCGCAAATTCATATCCATGTGCCGCGAGGAATCCGACGGCAAAGGCACGGAATATCAAGTTGCCGGGGGTGAATACCAAAAGGCAACATCTGTAATTCAATGCCCCAAAACTTGCCCAAGGGTAAACAAGGGAACAAGGGTGATTATTGCAAACGACCTTGATTGTACGGACATACGCATTGCCGGAATATGCTTGAACTTTGACCCCTCACAATTGCATTCAAGATTATGGGTATAAAAGCGAACTTCACCAAAGATGATGTCAAGAAGCGTTTTGATGCTTTCTTGGATATGGTCGAGCAAAAGCAGATTGAAAGATTACAAAGGCTTGGTGAAATGTGCTTGATTGAAGCGCGAAACAACAAAGGCTATATGATGCAGACGGGGGCTTTGCTTTCGTCAACAGGATATGAAATTTTTGTTGATGGCGTTGCAATACATGGTCAATTTGATGCCGCAAGTGGTGCGGAAAGTGAAGCGGCGGCAAAAGGTGTTAAGGCAGGACAAAGCATTGCCGAAAAAATCGGCAAGGAAACCAAGGGTGTTGCCCTTGTTGTGGTTGCCGGAATGAATTATGCCGCCTATGTTGAAGCAAAAGGATATAACGTGCTATCAAGTGCCGAACATCTTGCAGAACGGGAATTGCCCCGAATGTTGGAAAAGTTGATAACGAATATCAAACGTGCAGCGGAATAATGAAAACAGCATTTGACACCGACGGAATCTTGTTTGAATTGCTTAATGGCAAAACGTCCATCAAAGGCGGTTGTTATGTGGGTGATGACAGACCCGAAAATTCAACCGATGAAGATATTGTTGTGAATACCATTGATTTGTCGCAAGACACATTGCCCCAAATCGGTACGTCAAACATCAATATATACACCCCGGACACAAGCAAGAAAATCAAAGGCAAGATGCAAGTTTCGGCAAATCGCACACGGTTGAAAGCCTTGGCGGAAGAAGCCTTGGAACTTGTGAGAAATGCGAATATTGATGGGTTGATGATTATACCGGGTAATATGTTGATAATGTATGAACCGAATACCCATCAACATTTTATCAACATCCGCATTGATTGGAACATTCAAATTGAATAAATTTTAAATCCATAGCAGTATGGCAGAAAGTAGAACATCTTTAATCACCCTTGGACTTTGTGAAATCAAGGTCGGTGCAGCCGCCCCGAATGGGACGATGCCCATTGAAATGTCCAAGATTGGCAAGACCTATAAGGACACTTGCAAGATTGCCCAAGATGCCGCCGATGTAACCGAGCATTACGAAGAGGGTATGGCAGCCCCTGAAGTGCGCAAGAAGTCACGCAAGATTCCTAAATTGACATTTTCAATTATGGATGCAAACGTGGACGACCTTGTGGCATACGTTGGTGGTGAAAAAATTGAGGAAGCTTGGGGGTATAACGGCGATGAAGTGGTTGCAAACAAGGCAATCCGGGTAATAACGGAAAAGGGATTGGATTTTGATATACCGAATGGAGATATTGAAGCGGTAATCAATGCCGATATGTCCGCAAAGGGAATTTTCCTTGTGGATTTCACCGTTACCCCAATGGCGGTGTCAGCCGGAAAAGCCTTGAAAGGAACACCGAAGAAACCCTAATAAAAATCGGGGTGCAATCTTAACGTAAACCCGAAGCCCCCGGAGTGTTTCAGCTTTGGGGGCTTCATTCTTTAATAAAGTGTATGACAGACGATAAAATTAAACTTGAACAAGAACGGGCGGAACTCAACACCCTTATCAATAAAGGTGTGTCATTTGAGGTCAAAGACACCGATTTTGAGGTTAAAAAGAAGTTCTTTGGGCTTTTCAAAAGACATATACCGCACGAGATTACACGCACGTTCAAAATTGACGAATTGACCCTTTCAACCCTTGACCGAATTTCAGCCGAAACAATCGAATTGACCATTGACGAATCATTGATGAAGTCAGAGGATTCTATGAAACGCGCAAGGGGGCTTGCCCATAAACATTCGATTCGGTGTGCAAGGATTATTGCAATCGCCGTACTTGGTGAAGATAGGTTGATTCCGATACATGGAAAAGGTGGTACACGGTGGGTTGAAGATACCAAGCGACTTGAAGAATTGACTTCTTTGTTTGCCCGTAAAATCAAACCATCCGTTTTGTATAAACTTTATGTCCTTGTGAATGCAATGTGCAATCTTGGGGATTTTATGAACTCTATTCGATTGATGCAGCAAGAAAGAACCACAATGCCGATTCGGATAGAGGAAAACAACGAGGTCTAAACAGTCCATGCGGTCGCCGGGGGGCTATATGCCAACATTTCGGCTGGACTTATGATTATCTGTTACACGGCATTGCATGGTCGGTTGTCCAACGTATGATGATTGATGCCCCAAGTTATGACATGAACAATGACACCGGGGTTGAAGAAATCGAATTGACGGAAAACAACAGTGAGCAAATTTTGAATTATGTAAATAGTTTGATGTAATATGGCAGAAATTGACGGTGGGGCATTGTCTTTCAAGTCCATAATGGACAATGACCAACTAAATATGGCGATAGATGAAACCTTGCGACGGGTGCAAGGTTTTTCCGATGCCGTTGTTGGCAGTGGTGATGTAATGGACAGAACCACACAAGAAATGGTTGAATGTATTGAAATCCAACGCAAGGTTGTTCAGGATTTGGAAAACAAATATTCGGATTTGGACGCAAAGATAAATGCAATTGAACCCGGTGATACACAAGAAATCTTGATGAGTGAAGCCATTGCGGTAAAACAAGAACTTAATGCGGAAAAGAAAGCCCTTACCGCATTAACGGTTGAATTGAACAATTTACAATCAACCAATGTGCGTTGTGCAATGTCATTCGACCAAATCCGTGCCATGTTGGGGCAAATTGGTGCGGCTTGTGAAGAACATGAAAGGGTTATTGCAAGCCTAAATGATGAATACGACCGATTAAGCCATGCTGCAAGCGATGCTTTTGTGTCCGGGCGTGATGATGATTACAGGGCATTAAAGCAACAAGCGGACGCAATCAAAGGTGAAATCACGGTTCGCCAACAACTTTTAAATGAATTGCGCGAACAATCAGATGCACTTGAAGAAGAAGCGGGCAAGTTGGAAGAAGTAGCCAAGCAAGCAGATAAAACGGCACAATCCCATGTTTCTTTGCGCACCCGTATTCGTGACCTAAAGGAAGAAATGGCGTCATTGATTGCCGATGGTGTAGATGAACAAAGTGCCGCTTATAAGGAATTGGAAGAAGAACTTGGGCGTTTGATGGATATTCAAGGGGATATTCAAGCACAAGGAAGCGTTCTTGCAAATGATGAAGCCCAATTTCAAGGCATGATTCAAGGATTGTCAGGTGTTGTTGGCGGATTTACAGCCGCCCAAGGTGCAATATCATTGTTTGCCGGAGAAAATGAGAATTTGCAAAAGATAATGTTGAAAGTTCAATCCTTGATGTCAATCACCATTGGATTGCAACAAGTGGCGCAAACTTTAAACAAGGATTCGGCTTTTCAACTTGTAACCATTAACGGCTTGAAAGAGTGGTGGAACAAGTTGTTGGCAATCGGGCGTGGTGAACAAGTTGCATCAACCGCCGCAACGGTAGCAGATACAACCGCGACCATTGCAAGTACGGCGGCAGAATCCGCACACACGGCAGCGACCCAAGCAAATACAACCGCCCAAGGAGCAAACACGGTGGCGCAAGGGGCAAACACTGCTGCAACGGGAGCGCAAGCAGCAGCGGCAACAGCAGGAACAGCCGCGAATATAGGTCTTGCCGGGGCATTCCGAATGGTCGGTGCGGCGATTAAGTCAATCCCGGTATTCGGTTGGATTCTTGCAGGAATTTCGGCATTGATAGCACTTGTTTCCCACTTTGTCGGTAAAGCGAATGAAGCCAAGAAAGCACAAGAAGAATGGTATAAATCCGTTGCGGAAAATGCTTACAAGCCTATTGCATCAATTGAAGAATTATCGGTAAAATGGAATGCCCTTGGTGATGATATGGAAGCCAAGAAAAAATTTGTTGAAGCCAACAAAAAGGCTTTTGATGATTTGGGGGTATCAATCAATGGGGTTACAGATGCCGAAAATCTACTTATCAATAATAAGCAAGCATTCATCAATGCGCAAATTGAAAAAGCCAAAGCAATGATTCTTGTTCAACAAGCCCAAGAAAAGGTGAAAACTTTGATGGAAAAGGAACAAGCATACAATGCGATGCCGGATAATGTAACCAAAACGCGTTCAATTAAACATGGTGCAGGAATGGGCGCATATTGGACAACAGAAACTTATGTTGTTCCTAATGAAGAAAAGGCAAAGGTAAAAGCAAGTATTGAAGCATTGCGCACAGAAATCACCCAAGGATTTACCGATGCAGCCAAAGCAGAATCTAACGGCTTCAATTTGATGAAACAAGCCGGAATTGATGCTTCACAAACGTATGCGGATGGAACATTGGGGGCTATTGAACAAGCCATTCAAGTGAAACAAGAAGCCTTGAAACGCCTTACCAATAATGATGATTACAAGAAGAAGTTAAAGGAAATAGAGGATTTACAGAAAAAAGCCGATTCAATAACAGGCAAGAAAACAACCACGGGTGGAAGCCAAACCAATAAAGACCCATTCTTGGAAAAATTGAACAAGTATAAAACCGAATATCAACGATTCAATAAGTGGGTCAATTCGGGTGATGCCATATTGATTCAATCAGCACACAAGGAGTTTGAAAAGTTGCTTGCAGAGGGGGCGACATATATTGACTATTTGAAAAATCAACGCGACCAAATTTTGGCGGTTGATGTTGCCAATCGAACCAAGTCGCAAAACAAGCAATTGCGGCAACTCAATGATGCCATTGCAGAAGAAACGAAAGCAACGGTTTTGGAAGCGTTCAATACAGAATTGAATGAACAATTGACCAATGCAAGCACCGTTCTTGAAATGCTCAAAATCATTGAGCAAAAACGCAAGGAATTGGCGAATGATGGAACGGAAGTGGACAATGCGAAAGCCGAATCCCTTGATGAAGCCGAAAAGAACACGCAAGAGCAGTTGAAAGAAGAAACCGAAGCGTTGTTGGCTGAATATGCTTCATACGTTGAGCAAAAACGCCGTCTTGAAGAACAATTCAACAATGATGTCGCCTTGCTTATGCGGCAAAGGGAACAAGCCACCACGGACGCGGAACGTGCCAATATTGACACGGCAATACAAAACCGTAAAAACAAATACACCGATGATGTAAACGGCATTGGCGGTATTGATTATGATGCGATGTTGTCGGAATATGGCACGTTTGAACAAAAGAAACAAGCAATCATTGATGAATACGAGGAAAAGCGCAAAGCAGCGCAAGCGGTCGGCAATACTGAAATGGTAGAAGCCTTGAACAAAGCGCAAGCCAAAGCCCTTTCCAAATTCGCCCTTGATGAGTTACAGGCACACCCGGATTGGGAATTGATGTTTGGCGACCTTGACGAAATAAGTACCCGGAAACTTCAAGAGCTGATTGATAAAATCAACAATCTTGATGGTGCATATCTTGGTATTGAGTTTGACCCGAAAGACCTTGAAACATTGAAAGACAAAATCGGGGAAATAAAAGATGAAATTCAGGAGCGCAACCCATTCAAAGCACTTATTTCATCTATCAAGGACTATGGCAAGGCGGCGGATGATGAGAGCAAGAAAAAGGCTTTGACCAATATGTTTGAAAGCGCAAGCGGTGCGATTGACCTTGTGGGCGGAACAATTGATGCCGTAACGTCCGGGTTGGAAAAGATGGGCATTACAATGGACGAAGAAACCCAAGCGATAATGAATGACATTGGCGGAATTATGGATGGGGCAAGCCAACTTGCAACAGGTATCGCAACGGGCAATCCCTTATCTATGATTCAAGGTTCAATCGGCATATTGTCGTCTGCATTTGATTTGTTCAACTTCAAAGACCGAAAAGCAGAAAAGCAAATAAAGAAGCACCAAGAAGCCATTTCACAACTTGAAAAGGCTTACACTCAACTTTCATGGACTATTGACAAGGCTTTGGGCGGTGAGGTGTACAAGAACCAACAAGCCGCAATTCGCAACATGAAAGAACAACAAGAACATTTGCGTGCATCTTGGGAAGCGGAAATTTCTAAAAAGGACACCGATTGGGGCAGGGTTGATGAATTTAAGGAACAATATGCCGAATTGGAACGCCAAATTGCGGATATGTACGATGAAATTTCAAATGACTTGTTACAGACCAATGCGAAAGACTTTGCAACCCAATTGGCGGATAACTTGGCAACCGCTTTCAAGGCTGGTGAAGATTCGGCTAAGGCTTTTGAAGAAACAGTGAATCAAGTTTTACAAAACTTGATTGTAAACCAATTGAAAAAGAAATTCTTGGAACAACAGCTTCAAGGCGCACTTGACCAATTGGAAAATTCAATGGGTTGGTGGAATGGTGATGATTTTATCTTTGACGGTTTGACGGATGATGAAATTGCAGCATTCAAAGCCAAGGTGCAAGCAGCCGCCAACAATTATGAACAAGCCTTGGGCATTTACAAGGATTTGTTTAAGGATTTGAATGTTGAAGAAACGGATGATTCATTGACGGGAGCAGTCAAGGGCGTTTCAGAAGAAACCGCAAGTATTGTTGCCGGACAAATGAATGCAATCCGTATCAACCAACTTGAATCAACGGCAATTTTACGTCAATCATTGCAAGCCTTGAACACCATTGCCCAAAACACGGCATACAACCGTTATTTGGCAAGAATCGAAAGAATTATCACCATACTTGAACGCAATTCAACGGGTGATTCTTTGAGGTCGCAAGGTTTATCATAAACGAAAGTGTTTCACTATAAAACAAGTAATATATGAAACTATCAAAAGAACTTGCCCGGCAAGCAAAAGCCAAAGGAATATGTACACCTTGGCATAATGAGTTGCAGAATTTGCAAAACAAAGAAGCAATGGTGGAAATGTACTTGAAAGGCATTGATTTTTGCCTTGCTAATGATTACCCCCAAAACGACTTCATAAGGGAGCATTTCAAAGGAGTTATGGAGAAACAAGGGGTTTTTCTTGATGACAATATAAAAGTCGAAAATAAGCCCAAATGCGTGTGTTTGGGAAAGACTTGTGGACGCATTGAAGCAAAGGGATATGAAGTTTGCGAAATCTTCGTCAAGCATAATTCTGAATTGAATGTGGTTGCCAAAGACAATGCCTTTGTAATGATTGATATTTATGATGATGCCGTTATAAGTGTTTATGCAAGCGACCGGGCAAAGGTTTGTGTGAACCATCATGGCGGCTCAATAAACAGATATGCAACAAATGATGCCGTTATAAAAATCCGGGAAAAAGATAAAAAGACTTATTGAATATGGATGCGAATAATATTATTTTCCAAATGCCTTTTGACGAAAGCAACGGTTCTTTGGTTGCTTTTGATTATAGCCAAACACGTGCCGACGGGGTTGTGAACGGTGCGGCATTCGTTGCCGGAAAGAACGGCAATGCAATTTCGTTTGGCGGGTCGGACACTTGCGATGTTTCCAAATCGGTGTTACCCACCATGAATGTTGATTTCTCAATTATGATGTGGGTACAAGGTCGGGAAATCGAATGTGGTTCACCGCAAAAAATGATTTGGTTGCTTAATTTTTCAGGTCTTGAAAATTTCATTGAAATTCCTATTGAAGCAACCCCCGGTTCTTGGTATTCGTTTGCAATAACAAGACGTGGTGCATCATTCAATTTTTATGTCAATTCATCATTGGTAAAGACCTTGACCAAATCAAGTACTTTGCTTGGCGTGTCTTTGTGCCAAGACTATTACGGTGGTGAATACGGCTTTGGATTGCTTGATGATGTCAAGATTTACAATGTCGCCTTATCGCAAAATGAACTTATCAATGAATTGTCCACAAGCAAACAACAAGCCTATTTGTTGGATGGTGTAAACTTCAAGGAATATGGCGTATTTGTGTCGGGTTCGGACGGTGTGATGAACCGCCCGAAAATGAAAGCCCCCGCGACATTGAATTGGGATAATTACCACGGTGAAAGCGTTGATTTATCACATAAATTCTATGAATCAAGGGAAATCACATTGTCTTGCTTTGTCAAAGCTGAATCCAAGATGGACTTTATCAAGAAGATTACCACTTTTGAGCAGCAGTTTGACAAGAAAGGAACAAACCGCCTTGTCATTGACGTTCACCCCGTGAAACCTTTGATTTATGAAGTGTATTGCAAAGATGCCATTGAAATATCAAAGGAATGGAGCGATGAACTGATGGTTGGCACATTCAAGTTGAAGTTGATTGAACCCGAACCCGTCAAAAGAGTATTGAAGCACATTCGCGTCAACGATGCGACCAAGGCTTGCACTATCACTTTGACGAGTACCAAATATGTGAATATCTATTGGGGTGACGGTTCGGTTGATTATGACATAAGCGGTGATTCCGTCAAAATTACACACAACTATGATGTGAACGGTGATTATTTCCCGGTAGTGACGGGGTGCATTGATGAAATTTCTTCATTTGAAACAAATGCTATTATTGTATGGGAACGAATATAATCATTACGCAGCCTAACGGAAACCGTGTGCCAATGCAGAATCGGCGCACGGCGACCGGGATAACGTCGGCAAAACAGAATTGGGGCTTGAATGCGGAAGATACGGTGGACATTACCATTGAATCACCTTTTCCGCAAACATATAACATTGGCGATAAAATCACCGTGTTTGGACGCGATTATAAGTTGAACCGCTTGCCGTCGGTCAAGAAAACAGGAATGCACCAATTTCAATATACCTTGCAATTCGAGGGTGTGCAATATGACTTGTTCCGCATTACATACGACTTGACCGTTGACACCACCACCAATGAATTGCAGGATGTGCAAGGCGACACATTGACGGGTAATTTGCACCGCTTTATGACGGTTCTTATTGCCAATGCAAACCGTGTGTTTCCGGGTAAATGGAAATTGGGGGCTTGTCCTGATACCATTGGCGACAAGACCTTGACTTTCGGTGAATCTGATAACTGTTTGTCGGTATTGCAGAATCTTTGCGGACAATCCAACTTCAATGTTGAATTTGAAATTGTGCAATCCAATGGGGTTTACACGGTCAATCTTTATGAACGTGTCGGGCAAACATTGCCTTTTACTTTCGAGTATGGCAAAGGACGCGGCTTGTATGACTTGCACCGGGAAAATGTTTCTTCATCAAACATTGTTACCCGGTTGAAAGTGTATGGTTCAACCGAAAACATTACTTCAAAATATCGCGCTGACCGCCTTTGTTTACCGGGTAAGACCAAGGGGCAATCATACATTGAGAAGCCCGAAATGGTAGCCAAATACGGTGTCTTTGAGGGACGAAAGAATTTTGATGATGTCAAACCCACATTCACGGGTTCGGTTGAATCTGTGGTTGATACATTCAGCTTCATAGACAAGAAGTTTCCGTTTGACTTGAACGCGACCAATGCAAGCGGTGAAACATTGTATCTTATCAATGGCGTTTCGGCAAAGATTCATTTCAACACGGGCAATCTTGCCGGATATGATTTCGAGGTAAAGAGTTACGACCATGCAACGCACAAGTTCACGTTGTTAAAGACAACCGACGACCGGGGCGATGTGTTCCCGTCTGAAACTTCAATGGCATTCCAATTCGGAGTGGGCAACGAATACAAGATTCTTGATGTCGCTTATCCAAGTGATATTGAAGCGGAAGCCGAAGCGAAATTGGCGGAAGTCGGAAACAAGTATTACGACCAAAATTGCCAACCCAAAGTCCAATATGGATTGAGCGTTACCAAGGCTTTCTTGGAAAAGCTGGTGGGAACAAATGATTCGGTAACGAATTTCTTTGCCCCCGGTGATTTCTTGCACGTTGTTGATGCCGACATTGATGTGGACAAGGCTATTCGCATAAAATCCTTTGTGCGCAATATCCTTGACCCCTACGATTACACATTGACCATTTCGGACATTACAACCAACGCAACTATTACCAACCGCGTGATTTCAGACTTGGTGGAACTTGACAAGATTGTTACCATTAACAGCCTGAAAGACCCCACCCGCGCCCGTGCAAATTGGCGGTCAAGCCGTGAAGTGTTGAACATGGTATTTGACCCTGATGGCGATTATTATACCGACAAGATAAAGCCGGGTTCAATTGATACCCTTGCCTTATCGGTAGGTGCAAAATCAATGCAATTCGGATTGATTAACACGGTATTTCAACCGAATTACAATGGCAATCCAAGATTGGTGAAGTGGCAAGGCGGTGTTTTGACCCACTACACTATCAAAGAAGAATCGGCGGTGTCATGGGTAATGGCAGACGGTCAAACGACATTGACCGGGAACAACAGTGCATATTATCTTTATGCAAAGTGCGAAAGGAACGGCAATGCCGGGGTGTTCATATTCACCACAAGCCAAATCAAGGTTGAAGATGATGTGAATTATTATCATTTTTTAATCGGTACGTTATCAAGTATTGACCCCGAATTGAATATTCGTTCTTTGGCTTTGACGTATGGTTTTACAATGGTGAACGGTCGTTTCATCAAAACCGGGCGTATTGAATCGGCAGACGGCACAACCTATTTTGATTTGGACAATTCCGAAATTGGCGGGCGTATTGTGTTTTCTTCTAATGGGCAAGAAAAGACCCTTGAAGAATTAGGGAAAGAATCATTGGAAAACAAAGACTTTATAAACAACACGTTGCCCGGCATTCTTTCGGAAATCCAATCACAATTGGATGGGCAGATTGAACAATTCTTTGAAACCTACGACCCTACATTGACCAATGCCCCGGCAAAGGATTGGACAACCAACCAAATGAAAGAAAATCATTTGGGCGACTTGTTTTATAATACGGAAAGCGGTAAAGTATTCCGATTTATAAAGAACGGTTCGGTTTATTCTTGGCAAGTTCTTCAAGATTCAGAAGTTGCACAAGCACTTGCACTTGCAAATGATGCACTTGCACTTGCAAAAACAAAACGAAGAATTTTCACGTCAACCCCTTACACCCCTTATGAAGTAGGTGATTTATGGGTTCAAGGCGGCAGCGGTGATATTATGCGTTGTAAGACTTCACGGGCAACGGGTTCTTACACGTCAAGCGATTGGGAAAAGGCAAGCAAGTACACGGACAACACCGAATTGAACAAGTTTATCAATGGCACATACAACAATGCCATTATCGATTTAACCAATCAGATTGACGGAAAGATTGAAACATGGTTTCAGACAACCGACCCGGCTTCAAGTTGGACTACAACGGCAATGAAAGCAAAACACGTTGGTGATATGTGGTATCACTCAACACAAAAGAAATTGAAGCGTTATTCAAGTTCTTATTCTTGGGTGAACATTGAAGACCAAAAAGCAATTGAAGCATACGAAGCCGCCAACAATGCACAAGATACGGCAGACGGCAAAAGACGTGTATTTGTGTCCACCCCTTACCCACCTTATGATATAGGCGATTTATGGGTGAATGGTAAAGATTTGCGCCGTTGTCAGACTAAAAAGACCCAAGGACAATCCTATAATGTTAATGATTGGGTTGTTGCTGTTGATTATGACAATACAAAGACCGTGATTGACGGCGGTTTGGTTACGTCAGGCACGATTCAGGTTGCAGGTGACAATAAAAGCATCCTTGCGGGTATGACAGGGCAAGGAACGGCGGCAAACTCTATTCGTTTTTGGGCTGGTGCTTCTTTTGAAAACAGGGCAACTGCGCCTTACCGTGTGATGCAAGATGGTTCGGTTGTTATGACCAAAGCAACGGTTGAGGGTGTCATAAATGCAATATCCGGGTATATAGGTGGTTTCCGAATCCAACAAGGACAAATCGGTTATGGTTCATCATCTGAACAAGACACAGCACGTGGGCTTGCATTGTTGAACAACTTTATTCGCTTTTATAATGGTAGTCAACGCACCCTTGTAGGTTGTTTAAGTTCTTTAGGTTATCCATACAATGCTTTATTTGAATTGTCGGGTAACATGGGTACGACCGTTGAAATACATAGGGATGGTTACAGTGAAAACAATGAAGTATGGTACAAGCCAAAGGCACTTGCCGTTTTTGGAAATCAATTGATAAATGGGAAACTTGCCGTTTTTGAAAAAGGATATATCGGTGAAGCATATTCCGATTCACTTGAAAATTATATTCATCTAACGCATTCTTATGTTTTTCATTCAATTGGTTCTTCATATAGAGAGGTAAGATTGCCAAAACTTGCACCTATATGGAATGATTTGGGCGGTATGCGAACCTTTTCATTGCATATTCAAATAACATGGTTGGGAAATAAGAATAGAATTAGATTATCCGGCGTGAACGGTGGACATTTGGTTGATAACAACGCAAATAGACCAAACGGTGGATATGGATGGATTGATATGGCGCAAGGTGATAGCGTTATATTAAGGGCTTATGCGTCTGATTATTATTTGGTACAATATAGAACATAATTATGGAATTAGCAAAAATACAAGATAATGGAATGGTTGATGTGATATTTTGTTCACCACTCAACGGTTCAAGAATGACAGAATTAAGGGAATCCGGGTTCCTTGAATTTGTCAAGAGTGAACAACCGCAAGTTAAATCCGGGCAAATTGCAGTTGATTCATGTAAAATAATTGATGGCAAAGTGGTGCAATTTTGGGAAATCAAGACCGACCCCGAAGCCATAAAGACACAAATAAACGAATTGAAGCAACAACTTTCGGAATCTGATTACAGGGTTACGAAGTGTTATGAATGTTCGTTGGTGGGTAAGACATTACCTTATGACATACAAGAATTGCACACTGAAAGGCAATCCATACGGGATGAAATCAACCATCTTGAATCCTTGTTGGCATAAAGTTATTCTTCACTTATCCACTTTGTGTTATAGTAATACATTAAAGACGTAAATTTGTATCAAAAATCTTTCAATTATGAATGAAACAAGAAGCGGCGAACACGTTTCCGCCCAAATAGGAAAGATGGGAATCATTGACCAATTGACAATGAAGAACTTTTCATTGCCGGACGGTCAAAGTTTCAACATCAAAAATGACGGCACGCAGCCCGTGTTGTTATCGGTGCAGCTTGCCGGGATGAGTGATGGCGATTTCATAGAAACGCAATTTGAATGCGGTTGGAATCCCGAAATAGTAAAGACGGTGAAGCAAACATCATTGTCAGGTATTAACTTAAAATGGGGCTATTGATATGGGTTTACTTATCGGAGTAGGTGGCACGAAGCCACAATTCGCCTATGATTATTATTACGGCATTGAATGGGACATTACCGTTTCAAATCCAAAGCCGACACGAATAGGCAAGATGGAATTGCACAAGGAATTGCCGTTGCAATCATTGATGCGCCGTTGCATCTTGAAAGATGATGGCAAGGTAAATTATTATTTGCACGCAAATGATTCAACCAAACGTGATAACGGCGCGGCGGCAGATTTGACGGGCAAGGACGGACAATATATGGTTGAACTACCTAATATGTATGTACGTTTTGAAATGGACGGCAACAAATGTCGGCATTTACAATCAACACAACCATTGCCCGGTTTTCATCTTTGGCGCAAAGACTATGTTTCAGCCGTGGAAGCGACCGTGCAACGCTCAACAAGCAAACTTGCCGCTGTTTATTCTATGGATGCGGATTACCGCGGTGGAAATAATGATGCTTCACGTGATGGAACAGCCAAGACACAACTTGGTATGCCCGCAACGGCAATATCATTAACTAATTTCCGTGCGTATGCCCGCAAGCGTGGTACAACCGAATGGAATTGCAACTTGTATCATACACACCGCAAGTTATGGTGGTTGTTCGCTGTTGAATATTGCACATTCAATTCACAAGATGCGTTTAATGCCGAACTTGATGAAAGTGGTTATCACCAAGGCGGATTAAGTGCGGGTGTTACAACATTGAATGGCACGAAGTGGAGCAATTTTAATGGATATTACCCGGTGATTCCTTGTGGTACAACAAACAGCCTTGGCAATCACACAGGGGTTGTTGAATATACAATGCCAACGGAATATGATGCAGTTCCATTCAAAGTGAATGTTCCATCTTATCGAGGCGTTGAAAATCCTTTTGGGCATTTGTGGAAATGGACGGATGCTTGCAAATGCTTGATTCAATCGGAAGCAGATGGCGGGTTGTCTGAATTTTACGTTTGTGACGACCCCACGCATTTCACAAGTTCGGGAGTTGCTAATTATCAATTACGTGGTAACTTGCCAAGACGGGAGGGTTATGTGAAGAAACTTATCCTTGGTGAACATGGCGAGATTATGCCCCTTGAAGTCGGTGCGGGTTCTACAACGTATTTTTGTGATTACTTCTACACAAGCATTCCGGCAAGTGGAGTTTCTGAACGTGGCGTTTTGTTCGGCGGTCATGCGCTTACTGGTGCGTCTGCGGGGTTCGTGTCTGCGTCTTCGAATCATGCGGCTGCGAATGCGAATGCGGCTTTCGGTTCTCGGCTTTGCTTTTTCCCGCAAATCGAGCAAATCGAAACGGCTTCAACAAGATAGCCGGAATAAAATGTGATTTTGAAGTTTTGAAATAAAAGGTTGTCCGATGTCGTGGCGTTTTGTTCAGCGGTAATGCGAATAATGGTGCGAATGCAGGGTTCGTGTATGCGAATACGAATAATACGGCTACGAATGCGAATGCGAATATCGGTTCTCAGCTATGCTTGTAAAAAATATAGTTGCATATCGGAAACCTTGCCACAAAAACGACCCGACCGGGGTTGAATGAGTTGGAGCAATCCAACGGCAAAAAATGAAATAGGTAAAACGGTTTTGGTAGGGATAACACCCGAAGAATCCTAATATACAAGCAAACTTGTGTTATTGTAAAACAATGAAACGAATTGGAAATTTATATGAACGTGTGATTTCACTTGAAAACTTGCGCCTTGCAGATGAAAAAGCGAGGAAAGGTAAGTTGCGTTCTTATGGTGTTATGATTCACGACAAAAACCGTGATGCCAATTTACTTGCATTGCACGAAAGTTTGAAAAACGGTACGTTCAAAACATCCAAGTATCACATTTTCACGATTTACGAACCCAAGGAACGTCTTATTTATCGGTTGCCATATTATCCCGACCGAATCTTGCACCACGCGATAATGAACGTGCTTGAACCCATTTGGGTATCATTGTTCAACAAGAACACTTATTCTTGTATCAAGAACCGTGGAATCCATAAATGCGCCAAGGATTTAAGGCACGCATTGAAGCAAGACCCGGATGGCACGCGGTATTGCCTTAAAATAGATGTCCGCAAGTTTTACCCATCCATTGACCATGAGTTGTTGAAACAGGTGGTCAGGCGCAAAATAAAAGATAACCGCCTTTTGGCATTGCTTGATGAAATTATAGATTCCGTTGAGGGTGTGCCAATCGGCAATTATCTTTCCCAATACTTTGCCAACCTTTTCTTGGCATATTTTGACCATTGGTTGAAAGAGGAAAAGAGGGTGAAGTATTATTGGCGTTATGCCGATGATATTGTGATTCTTGCACACAACAAGGATATTTTGCACGGATTGTTGCACGAAATCCGGGCTTACTTGCGTGGCTTGAAACTTAAAGTCAAACGCAATTACCAAGTCTTTCCCGTTGATTCAAGGGGGATTGACTTCTTGGGCTATGTATTTTACCATTCTCACACCGTTTTGCGGAAATCAATCAAGCAGAAACTTTGTCGCCGGGTGGCAAAGTTGAACAAACGCAAGATTGCCCCGACAAAAGAGGTGTACAAACAACAGATATGCAGTTGGTGGGGATGGTGTAAATACTGTAATTCAATCAATTTAATGAAGAAACTTTCAAAAACATTCCCGTATGAAATTAAATTCAATCGAAGCAAATGCGCATTATGACATGGCGCATGGCAAACCCGCCGTTTTGGAAAAGGACAACGACGGTTCTTTCTTGTTCCGTTTCAACATTGAACCCGAAACGGGCATTCCTGAAGGTAAGGAAAAAGAAGTTCAAGTCGGTTGGAAGTGTTATGAAGTGCGCACATTCGACAAGCCGACAAAGGCGAACTTAAAAAGGGTAATCATTCGTTCCGTTCTTGACGAAACGGCAGAATTTGACCTTGTAAACTCTTACAACAAACATATCCTTGGCGTTTCAGTCAATGATAATGCGGTTGCCGAATACAAGGAATACTTGCAGTTTACGGAAGATTTGAACGCATTATTGTTAAACACATTGTAAAATTAAACATTAAAGACCAATGGCAAAATTTTGTGAACTTGGGATTGAATCGGACGTGGTGATTGGCAAAGGAATCGAAATTGAAGATTTATTCGGTCGCCGAATCCTGATTGAAAAGACAATCATTCAGCCAACCAAATATCCGGGAAAGAATGCGTCCGGGTTGAGAATGCAAATGCAAGTGGTGCTTGCGACTTTCAATGAATCATCCGACAAAGACGGTGATTGCTACACAAAGAACCCCGACGGGACACCCATTGGGGAAAGACGTTCTTGTTTTACCAGGTCGGACATTTTGATTTCGGCAATTCAGAAAGCCGAAAGCAACTTGCCCGTTGTGAACAAGAAAAGGAGTGAACAAGGCTTGCCACCGTTGCAATTGTACCCAATGGACACAACGATTGTCAAGGTCGGGAAATGTTTTCAATTCACTTGATTATGGAACAGTTGGACAAAGGGATTGGGTGGCTTCAAAAGTTGCTCAATCTGCAAAAGAAATACGGATTCTTTTCCATCCTGAAAGGCTTGTTTATCTTGCTTGTGGCTGGTTATGTCGTTTTCTTCGCATTGAATCCCAAATACTTGATTGAACGTGTTACTAATATACAGACAGAGCAGCACGACAAGTTGGTATCTTCAAGGTTGGAAGCGGATTCACAGATTCGGCGGATTTTGTCAAAGGCAATATTCACGGCAAATGCCGACAGAACTTGGCTTATCGAATTTCATAATGGCAGTAAAAACCTTGCAACCGGGTTGCCGTTCTTGTTCGGCTCAATGAGAATCGAAGAAGTCCGGGATGGTATTATGAATGTTGATGAAGATTATTCCGATTTCAGCTTGTCAAAATACAAGTTGATTGTAAGGGTTTTAGAGGACGGTTTCTTTTATGGCGGCATTGACAAGGTTAAAGAAATTGATGAACGGTTGTACTACAAGATGAAGTCAAACAATATAAACGAAATCGCATTGCTCACTTTGTTTGACGGTGAAAAGCCGATTGGCATATTGGGATTCTCTTTTTGCGGTGAAAAAAGCATGGATAAGCAGCTTGTAGGAAAGAACATACGTTGTAGTGGTATTCAAATAGCAACATTATTATCTAAGGTAGATGGCAAACATTGATATATTATTGCCGTTCATCCTGAAATGGGAGGGCGGTTTTGTGAATGACCCGGCAGATGCAGGGGGCGCAACAAACAAAGGTGTTACAATCGCGACTTGGCGAAATGTAGGTTATGACAAGGACGGCGACAAGGATATTGACGTTAAGGACTTGAAATTGCTTACAGATACGGACGTGAAGAACCGGGTATTGAAACCGCATTATTGGGATAGGTGGAAAGCCGACCAAATACAATCGCAAAAGGTAGCAAACATCTTGGTCGATTGGGTTTGGGGTTCGGGCAAACACGGCATTGTCATACCCCAAAGATTGCTTGGTGTCAAAGATGATGGCATTGTCGGAAACAAAACATTGTCGGCGGTGAATTTTGCAGACCCCGACCAATTGTTTGAAGCGATATTCCAAGCACGTGTTGATTTCTTCAATGACATAACCCGGACAAGCATTGCCAAATATGAAAAGAAAATCGGGCGCAAGGCGACCGAAAGCGAGTTGATGAAGCACACCAACAAGCGTTTCTTGAAAGGCTGGTTGAACCGATTGAATGACATTAAAAACATTTGATGTATGAAAAAGGTTTTAGCACTTGTGTTGGGGCTTGTGTTGCTTGCTTCATGCAGCGCGACACGAAAGGCGACAAAAGCCAAGGAATCGCAACTTGACAGCACGGCAGTTGTCAAGGAAGTAACAGAGCAGACCGAAAAAGTTGTGGACACGACCCGGACGGAACATGGAAAAGTTACAATCACCGAAATTGAGTTTTACCCGCCAACCACAATCGAGCAGCCGCAAGGCGAACTTGCCAAGGATTCGGGTAAAAAGGTTGCAGACGAACCAAAGCCAACCGAACCACAACCGACACCCAAGCCAACGGCAAGTGTTGATTTGGACAATATCGGTAAGGTGCAAGGCGTGGTCAAGTCCATAAAACAAACGGTGATTGAAACCGATGTTGAGCAAAAGGGAGAAAGCAAGGAATCGAGCGAAAGCAAAGAATCTGAAAATGCCGCCACCGTGTTGAAGAATGAAACAAACACGGAAAAGCAGCAGGAACCGACCCCCGACCCATACCGATGGCGATACATCTTTTATATTGCTTTAATCGGTGTGGCTGCATTGCTTTACCTTAAACGCGTGCCAATTATCAATTGGATAAAAAAGATTCTTTCGGGTATTTTGAAAATCCTTTGATTTTTTGCTAATTTTGCATCCACATTGTTGCGAAAGCCCGGAGTTGCGCCGGGTACAATGTTGAAGCCCGGTTTTGCCGGGCTTCTTTTATATCGGAGTGCTTACTCATAACGTATGGATATGAAAAAAGCCCCAATATTGGGGCTTTCGTGTACAAATTCGTGTACTTATTTCATAAAACCTTGATTTTCAAGGTTTATTGCGGAGAGACAGGTTCTCAAAACAAAAGTTTCATATAATGCCATAACATACCAAACTTATTGAAAATAAAAGATTTCAAAGAATGTGCGATATTCTACAATACCATACAATACCGTTTTGGGCATTGTTTTTCGTGTACAAAATCGTGTACGTGACTTGCCCAATATCAAATCGTGTACATTAGAGATTATCAAACCGCGACATTGCTTTTGCCTTTAATTCATCAACAATGGCAATATATGGTTTCATTGCCGAATAATCAGAATGCCCCGTCCACTTCATTATGACTTCACTTGGGATGCCAAGTTGCAAGGCGGTAACAACAAATGTTCGCCGTCCGCAATGAGTTGTCAATAATGCCCACTTTGGCAATACTTGTTCATGCCGGGTGTTGCCTTGAAAAAACACAATTCGGGTCGGTTCATCAATGCCACACACTTGCCCAAGTATTTTCAAGTGTGCATTCATCTTCACATTCGATATTACAGGTAATGCCAAGTTCCCCGGAAAGTGGCATTCCTTGTATTTGTCAAGAATGGCTTGTGAATGCTTGTTCAATTCTATACGCAACCCGTCATTGGTTTTCTTGGTTACGACATCAATAAAGCCGTCTTTTATGTCAGTACGCTTTAATTTGGCAACATCTGAATAACGCAACCCGGTGAAGCATGAAAACAAGAACACGTCCCGGACACGTTCAAGGGCTGATTGTGTGGGCAAGAATTGGTGATTTTCCAATGATTTGATTTCATCTTGTGTCAAATATATTATTTCTTTTGAATTGCCGTCAATGCCTTTCAATTTGGGCTTGAATGTATCATGCAGCTTACCAAGATAATATCCCTTGTTTGCCGCCCAACGTAAAAACCAACGGACAAAAGCAAGGTTCTTTGCAATGGTGGTGTTCCGTAATCCAACCTTACTTAAATGTGCAAGGTATGCTTGCATCTTTTCTTCATTCAATGTATAGAATGATAATAACGGGTCAAAGGCTTGCAAATGTGCTTTTATTGCGCGGAATTTTTCTTGTGTCGCTTCCGTCCATCCATTTTGCTTGCCCATCGTTTCAGTAAAAACATCAAATGTCATAAAGAAGTTGTCGCCGGGTGAAGCAAGGGATTCATTGGTTGGGGTCTTTCGCCCCATCATGTCATTAAACAAGTCCTTGACTTCACCCGGTGTTGGAATACGCTTTTCTAACAATTCATATCGGGCAAAGATTTCATTCATTACCGATTTCCATTCATCAATGGTTCGGTTTATGTCTGATGATGAATTGCAAGATGGTAATGCACGCTGGTTTTCCATATCCCAATCGGCAAGGTCTATATTATGCCCGGTCGGAACATCAAAAGGTGTTTGCCCCCTCAATGTAACGCGCATTCGGATTGCAAGATTTTCGGAATCACCCTTGCCCCTTTTGTGTAACAAAAACTTTATTCCCTTTTGTATGTGCATTATTTGTCCGATTTAAGCATTTTTCCACGTCCGAGCAACAACCATTCAGCCGATACGCCAAAGTCCGTACAAATGCCCGAAAGTGCATCCAAATCAATCATCTTGTATGTCATTTCATCAAGCGGTTTGTTCAAGTCGTTTTTTATCCTTGAATACTTGGTGCGGTTCAATTTGTGGGTATCACAAAAACCTTTCAAACCATTTACCTTGCCCAAGGAAATAGCCATGTCCAATGCTTCAAAAAATCGCCGTTGGATTTCAATTGCCCGTGGATTGATAGATTTTTTCATTGACTTATCCTTTTAACTTTGATTGTTGAAGATTGGTTTGGTGTTCGCCCCTTTATGTCAAAAGTAGCATGAAATAAACCATCATTCTTTATATCATTATCAAATTCAACGGAAATGTCCAAATTCCACCCGCGTTCTTCTTCAATATATACGTGTTGCGATTCGGCGGAATAACCCCATGTTCCCGTATGTGAAATTTCCTTTTCGCCGTTTTCATTGATAGAATATTGCGTGAATTTATTTGGTATGGCAAATTCATAATACATATTATATCCCGTATTGGATATATCGGTAAAATATCCGTCACTATTAAGATATGCGTATTCAAGCCACGTTCCGGCAATCGTACTTAATTTAGTTTGCGGTTCTTCATCTTCATCGCTCGATTTTGAACAACTTGAAAATGACAATGCGAATGCACAAATAATAAATATATATTGAATCACTCTTTGCATAACTTCATCTTTTTATCATATTCAACAATCATTTTATCGAATAGGTCTTTATTTACAGTAGCATATTCTTCACCTTTCAGGCTTGCCAATTCGAGTGCATCAAAAATTTCTTGTGGCATTACCGAATAATAAGACGGATTGCCATAATACTTGTTTACTTCAATTTCAACCATTGTTATTTCCTTTCGTTAAGTTCCCGATTATTTCTAATAGTTTATCAATATGTTCTTGTGCTTTGACCAAGGATGCTTCTTTCATTGCAAGAACTTCTATCAATTTATCCATTGTTTCGGCTTGGTTTACCGTTACATTGTTGCCATTGATGTTATTGCCATGAATATTGGTTTGTTCTCCACCCCCGGCATACATTTGTGGCTTCTTTATCAAATTACGCAAAATTGCGTGCTTGGATTTCGGAATATTAGAACCATATTCCCAATTTTGCACGGTTTTAGTGTCAACACCAAGTCTTTTCGCCAATTCCACTTGGGTTAAGCCTAATTCCTTGCGAATTTTTTTAATGTCTATATCGTTCATAATCAATTAAATATTTACAATGCTAAAAATCAACACGGATTTTTCCGTGTTTTTTTCTTGTTTGTTTCACGGATTATTCCGTATATTTGCACTTGTAAAGTTCGACAATGCAAAGTTAAAGCAAAGACGAACATATACAAATAGCAAAATTACGTCATTTTAATGGCATTCCAAAAGGAAACAACGAAAAATTCACTTTATAAACAACAGAGTATGAGTAAAGAACAATTTTCATTCAACAAAGGATGGTCGCAAGTTAAGAACGGCGATGTCCGAAAGTGTAGAAAGAAGTTGATGGAAGCATTGGGTATAACAACCCGAATGGCTTTCTTAAACCGATTAAGGGGCGATGTAGAGCCGAAAGTATCAGAAGCAAAAGCAATTGAATCAATCTTTGCCGAATTTGGCATTAAAGAAGTTTGGGGGGCTTAATATGGAAAAAGAAAAATTATACCCGGAAGAAGAAATGATGATTGAGCAAGAAGCGTACAAATCATTTCTTGATGTTGCAGAATACGGAAAAATAGGTATTGACCATTTCAAAAAAGTATTCGATGAACTTGCAAAACGATTGGAAGATTATGAAAAAGAATAGTGGCGTTATAGGAGTACAAAAACGCTTTCTTTCAAGAAAAGAAGCCGTTGAATACTTGGGTGTTTCTTCAAGTATGATGAACCGCCTTTGCTTTAATCGCAAGGTAAAATATTACCGTCCAAACGGCAAAGACACCTATTTTGCTATTGAAGATTTGGACGCTTATATAATGAGCGGTGAAGTGATAGAAGTGTGTGAAAACCCGGTACATGGTGAAAGGTTTAATCAAGGAAAGAAACAATGAATGAATTTGCAGAATTAACCAAACGCGAATCCGAAATTGCAGAATTGTTCGCTTGGGGTGCAAGCAAAAAAGACATTGCCACCCGACTTTACATTTCGGAACGGACGGTGGAAAACCATACCCGAAACATATACGAAAAGGTCGGGTGTTCCAAAGTCAATGAATTGTCCGCATGGTGGTTTTGCACGAATTTTCATATTTCTTTCGATTTGTCGCCTTTTAAACGCAATGTAATCACAACAATTCTTCTTGTCTTGATGATTCCGCAAATGATTGACTTTGACAATACGGCAATAAGGATTCGCAACACCACTTGCCGGACAGTGAGAGTTAGAGCAAGAAGAAAATCCGAAAACGACTTTCCAAAGGTCAATTTCACAATGTAGAACATTTAAAATTTCGCAACAATGAAAGAGAATGTAACAATGCAAATTATAAGAAGTTCCATCTTGGGCATATTATGGTCTATTGCACTAATACTTTTATGTGGTGAACCCATTGAAGATGAAACATGGTTTCGGGTGTTCTTTATGACAAAGGGGCTTGCGTTCCTTGTGGGATATATCGCATACAAATTATTTGTACGATGGGAATCAAAAGGCTTATTGCCCGATATGGACGATGATATTTAACGGCTAATGATAAAAATCGACCCCAATACAAGGATTATCGACCTGACGGTTGGCGAACTTGTGGACTTGCTGGAATCGGCAACCCCAAGCACCCCACAAGTGCAGACCTTACCCGACAAAAGGTTGGTTTATGGAATTGCCGGAATAGCCCAATTGTTCAATTGCAGTGTGACAACGGCAAACCGAATCAAGGCAAGTGGACGAATAGACCGGGCAATAACACAGACCGGGCGAATCATAGTGGTTGATGCCGACCTTGCCTTGGAATTATATAAAAGAACTAATAAATAATATCTAACAATGAAACAGGTAGTTTTAAAATCCCTTACCCTTTGCAACTTCAAAGGTGAAAAGGAACGGATAACGAATTTCAATGCCGATGTCACCACAATAACAGGTGGTAACGGCATGGGTAAATCACGCCATTTTGATGCTTTCATTTGGCTACTATTCGGCAAAGACACCCAAGACCGTAAGGATTATGAAGTAAAAACCCGAATCAACGGGCAAGAACTTCACAACGTGGAATGCAGCGTGTCGGGTGTTATTGTGGTTGATGGTCAAGAAATCACATTGAAACGTGCATTTGTAGAAGATTGGGTGAAGCCACGTGGACAAGTTGAAAGGGTGTTCAAAGGCAACCATACCGAATGTTGGTGGAATGACACCCCGGTAAATGTCGGTGAGTACACAAAACGAATTGAAGCCATTATTGATTCATCCGTGTTCAAGATGATTACAAACCCGGCTTTCTTCGTGGGTATGAATTGGAAGTTACAACGTGAACAATTGTTTCAGCTTGCAGGGACAATTACAGATGCTGAAATTGCTTCACGGAATCCCGAATTTGCCCTTTTACTTGACAAGATAAGCGGTAAATCACTTGCAGACTTCAAAAAAGAATTGGTGGCACGGAAAAAGCGCTTGCAAGATGAATTGGCACAAATCCAACCAAGGATTGACCAAACACACAAGATGAAGCCGGAAAATGAAGATTTCCATGAAATAGAAGTGGAGATTGAACAAATAGACAAGGAGATTGCAGAAATCGACAAGGCAATTGCAGACGTAACCGCCGCAATCCGTCGCCAATATGAAGCGGAACAAAACAAGCAAAAAAGGGTAAACAACTTGAAATCAGAATGTCAACAAATTCTTTTCGATGCCAAGAGCAAGGCTCAAAATGCCGCCTTTGAAGCCAATGCAAGCCGCCGTGAACTTGAAAGCCAAATCAAGGATAAGGAAAGACAACTTGAAAACACCCGAAAGGAAATAACCGCCGGGCAAGTTGAAATTGCCAAAATTCACCGTGAAATTGAGGGTATCAAGACCAAGCAAGACGATTTGCGCAACAAATGGTTTGCGGAAAATGAAAAGACCTACAATGGTGAAACAGTTTGCCCACATTGTGGACAAGAGTTGCCCGAAAATATGATTTCAAAAGCCCGTGAGGTATTCACCAAGGCACAAGCCGAAAAATGCAATGACATATCAACCGAGGGCAAAAGACTTGGTGATAAGGTTTCGGAACTTGAAGCCAAAGTTGATGAAATCAAACAAGATGTGGACAATGCGGTTAAAACCAAAGAAACATTGTGTAATGAACTTGATACACTCAAAGAAAAATTCGTTGAAGTCCCGGTTATTGATATTGCCACCGTCGTTCCTGAACAAATACCCGAATATGTAGCAAAGCAAAAGGAGATTGCCGACATTGAAGCAACCATTATAACCGACAATTCGGGCATTGATACCGCCGATTTACAGACCCAAAAGGCGGAATGTAACAAAAAACGTGGTGATTTGGTCGCACGCCTTGCAAAACGTGATGTCATTGCCCGTTGTGAAAAGGAAATTGCAGACCTTGAAGAAAGGGGCAAGCAACTTGCACAAATGATTGCCGATGCAGAGCGTGAAGAATACACCATTGCACAGTTCACCAAAAACAAGATTGATGAATGTGAAAGCCGTATCAATGCGATGTTCAAAGTTGTATCATTCCATTTGTTCGATTATACCAACGACGGCAACCCGGTTGAAACGTGCATTCCAACAATCGGCGGTGTCCCTTACGGCAGCGCAAACACTGCAAGCAAGATGAATGCGGGTCTTGACATTATCAACACGTTGTGCAAGTTCTATGGGGTTTGCGCACCAATTTTCATTGATAACCGGGAATCGGTCAATGACATTATCGAAACGCAAAGCCAAATAATCAATTTGGTTGTAAACAAAGACAATTTCTTAACCATCAAATAATATCAATTATGAACGAAATTCAGAAACAAAACCCGGTTGGAGTTGTAACAACCACCAACCCGATGAATGCCGGATTCAACTTCTTTGACCCGGTACAGTTTGAAACTATGCAGAGAGTTTGCAAAATGTTCGCTTCATCCGACCTTGTGCCGGACAATTACAAACCGACATTTAAGCAAGTTCCGGCAAATGCAAATCCCGAACAAATTGCGGCAATTCAACTTGAAAACCAAGCCGCGCAAAACAAAGCCGTTGCCAATTGCATGATTGCCATTGAGATTTCAATGCGTATCGGTGCAAGTCCATTGATGGTGATGCAAAACATGGTGCCGATTTATGGCAAGCCGTCTTGGTCGTCAAAGTTCTTGATTGCAACCGTCAATTCTTGCGGTCGCTTTGAACCGCTGCAATACCGCTTCACCAACAAAGGTATGTTGGGAATGGTTGATTATACCGATTATGTTTGGGATTCACGAAGCAACCGAAAACAAGCGGTGCAAAAGCAGTTTGATGGCAAGGCGATACAAGACATTGAATGTGTAGCATATACGACAAAGAAAGGTTCAAAAGAAGTGCTTGAATCATCCCCGGTTTCCGTCCGCCTTGCCATTCAAGAGGGTTGGTTTACAAAGAACGGCTCAAAGTGGCAGACCATGACAAAACAAATGTTGATGTATCGTGCAGCTTCATGGTGGACTTCCGTTTATGCACCCGACTTGTCAATGGGTATGCGCACTATTGAGGAACAACAAGATATTGTTGATGTGGATTATCAAGAAGTAATAGAATCCCCTGAAGAAGAAAGGCGGAACAATGCCAATAAAGAAACTATCGGTGCAGATATTGAGGAAAACGGCAATCAAAGTCCTAAACAAGCCCCAAGAAACACCGAAACGGAAAGCGTGAACAAAGATACCACGGAAGCACCGAAAGATGAACACAAGCCAAATCCCGGCTTCTAAATGAATAAAATCCGAAAGACTATGGAATTGAAAATTTTGGGTTCTTCTTCAAAGGGTAATTGCTACATACTTGACAATGGCAAGGAAGCCTTGGTAATTGAATGTGGTATTTCATTCAACGAGGTGCAAAAGGCGGTCAATTTTGACATTTCACGCATCAAAGGGGCAATCGTATCACATGAGCATGGCGACCATGCCAAATACGTTGAAAACTTCATTCAAGCCCGTATTCCCGTGTACATGTCCACCGGGACATTGCATGAGGTTATCAAGAAGTTCAAGAACCCTTATTTGTCGCCGTTGATGATGGATGCACAATGCAAGGTTGCAATCGGCAGTTTCAACGTGTTGCCCTTTGTCGTCCAACATGATGCCAGTGAACCTTTCGGATTCCTGATTTTCCACCCTGAATGCGGAAAGGTCTTATTTGCGACCGATACACATTACTTGCATTACACCTTTCAAGGCTTGAACAACATCTTGATTGAATGTAATTACCGACAAGACATATTGGATGCTAATGTGGAATCGGGAAAATTACCGATGGCTTTGCGTGAACGGACGATTAAAAGCCATTGCAGTTATGACACGTGCAAGGAAGCCTTGATTGCAAACGACTTGTCAAAAGTCAATAACATTGTCTTGATACACCTTTCGGATGGCAATTCAAATGAAAGGGAGTTTAAGCAAGGTATTTTGGAAGCAACAGGCAAGACCATTCACATTGCACGAAGTGGAATGACAATAAAGAACTTCAATGTATCACCATTTTAATTCTTACAACAATGAAAAAGTATTTAGTGACAAACAAGAAAACGCAAGAAATTTGCGGAAAGTTCGATTCAAAAAGTGAAGCAGCAGATGAAATGTTGAGCTTTATCGAGGAACACAACGAAGATGTGGATTCAGACGATGAAGAATACTTGACCCCGTTTGATTTTACCCTTGAAGAGATTGAGAGCAAGGAAATCAACGAAGTGGTTACAGATTATGAAAAGGCAAGGGAATATCTTGGTGGCAAGCCCAATGCAGATTTTACCGTTGCCAAAAAGATTCTTTCGGGTAATTGTGTCCAACTTGAAGATGTTACAAGGTTGGTTTCAGAGCTTAACCCCAAACACGTTAAAGCCATTATTGCTTTCAACCGTCTTTGCACTATTGCACAAGCATGGAACAAAGAAGATGATTTCACCCCGGATTTCTCAAACAGGAATCAAGAAAAGTGGTTTCCGTGGTTTGTATATTCCGATGATGCTGCGGGGTTCGTGTGTGCGTATACGCTTACTACGGCTTCGGGTGCGTATGCGCATTTCGGTTCTCGGCTTTGCTTCAAAACGTCCGCTCGCGCCCGCCAATTCGGGGAACAATTTATTGATTTGTGGAATCAAGTTTTGTTATTTAGATAATCAAGTGTATCACTATAAAACGAAATATTATGGATAAGACGCTTGGAAAAGAATACGAAAACAAGATGCAACGTATCGCATTTTTGAAAGACAATTGCGATGGCGTTGAAAACAAAGGGTACATGAAACCATACAGCCCGGAAGAACTGCAAGGGCATAAAGAAAAACTTGCCAATGTTTCAATCGAAATCGCCGAAATCGAAGCGGAAATGAAGCAATCACAAGCCGAATATAAAGGCAGATTGAAACCATTGAAAGAAGCAAGAACAAATATGGTTTCAAATATCAAGTCAAAGGCTGAATATGTGACGGAAGTATGTTACAGATTTACAGACCAAGACAGAAAGGAAACTGGGTTTTACAATGATGAGGGTGATTTGATTGAATGCAGACCAGCAACAGCGGATGAACTTCAACCAACCATCTTTCAAGGAATACGAATGAACACCGAAAGGAAAACAGGAACTAATGATTAACCATTTAAAAATTGAATAATATGCAGAATGAGAAATTACAAATCAACTTTGCCCCCGGAATGGCAAAAGCTGAATTAGTGTTGCGTGAGGGTGTAGCACCAAAGGAACTTGACCCCAAAGCACCCGTCAAAACCAAATTGAACGGTGTAATTGGTGCAGTCGTTGAATATCTAACAAAGAGAATCAACACAGGACAATTTGCCCAAAAGGATTGCCATATTCTTGTAAACCGTGAAAATATTGAAATCACTTTGATAATCAATGAAGCGGATGAATACAAACGTGGTGAAATAGTCGGCAAATTGGGCTACAACCCCAAATTTGTTGAGTTCGGAATAAATGGCGGTAAGATTTGGACACCGACGGAACTTGGAATGTTTATCAAGATGAATCGGGCATTCTTTGCCGACCGTTCCGAAAACATGAAATTGGTTTCATGCCTGATGAACTTTACCGCCGATGTGAACAACAAGATTGACCGTGCCGTGAAAGAAAATGGTAATCGAACGGATAATTTTGCACAAGTGGTCAATTCCAATTTGCCCGAATCATTCACAATTCAAATGCCCATTTTCAAGGGTATGCAACCCGAAACAATAGAGGTTGAAACATTTGCACAAGTAAATGGACGTGAAGTTGCGTTCGTACTTCTTTCACCCGGTGCGCAAGCCACACTTGAAGATTTGCGCGACAAGGTGATTGATGAACAATTGAAGCAAATAAGGGAGATTGCGCCGGAAATCGCAATCATTGAGGTTTAACAGAGTGCCCCCGGCTTGACTTTGTGCCGGGTCGGGGGCTTAAATATCGCAACAATGAATGATTTGAAGATAACATTGGAATCCCTTGTGGCAAGATATAACACAACGGCATTCATGGATAATGACCCGGTGTTGTTTCCACGTTGTTTCTTGGGCAAATCCCAACAAGACATTGAAATTGCCGCGTTCCTTGCTTCAACAATCGCTTGGGGTAATAGGAAACAGATAATGACAGGTTGCCAAAAGATGTTGTTTGACATTATGGATGGCAAACCTTATGACTTTGTGATGCAAGATGGGTGGAAGCATATAGACCCGAATTGCAATATCCACCGCACATTCTTTGGGCGGGATTTGGCGTATATGTGTAGTGGGTTGCAACTTGCATATTGGATTACGGGAACTTATGACACTTTGGAATATTTCTTCAAAGAACGAGGTTTTGACGTATGGGCGGGATTCACCAAGTTGCGTGAAATATTCAAAGATGCAAACGGCAGTTATTCAAAGCATTTTCCCAATCCGCAAGGCAATTCACACAAAGGCGGTTCGGCTTGCAAACGCTTGAACCTGATGTTGCGTTGGTTGTGTCGTCAAGATGGTATTGTTGATTTAGGTATTTGGCACGAATTGACACCCGACAAGCTGATGATGCCCCTTGATGTCCATGTTGCCCGAATCGGGCGCGAATTGGGGTTGATTACACGCAAAAGTAATGACCGCAAGACGGTTGAAGAATTGACGCGAAATTTGGCGGTTTTCGACCCCACAGACCCATGTAAATATGACTTTGCATTGTTTGGCATTGGTGAATCACAAAAACACGTTGTAAGATGAAAGATACATTCTATTTTCAACATGATTACAATGCACGAACCGACCCAAAGTTGCAAGATGTTTTGATTGAGCACGGGGCGGCGGGGTTAGGTGTCTTTTGGTGCGTTGTAGAACAATTATACGAACAAGGGGGGCATTTGCCTTTGAAATCGTGCAAAAGTATTGCATTTGCATTGCACGTTGATGTAGCAATGGTTGAAAGTGTCGTGAATGACTTTGATTTGTTCACTAATGATGGTGAAAAGTTTTGGTCAAAGTCAGTAATAACACGCCTTGGTAAACGTGCGGACATAGCGGAAAAGCGAAAAGCAGCAGCCATAAAGCGTTGGCAATCAAGTAAGGATAAGCAAGAGCAATGCAAAGCCGATGCAAGTGCATTGCAAAATGATGCAAAGGAAAGAAAAGAAAAGGAAAGAAAAGAAGATAATAAAGAGAATATAAAAGAGAAAAGCGGACACCGCTTTTTACCGCCCACAATTGAAGAAATAAGGGCTTATATTCTTGAAAAGGGATATTCTTTCGATGCTGAAAGGTTTTTCGACTTCTACGAAAGCAAAGGTTGGTTTGTCGGTAAAAACAAGATGAAAGATTGGAAAGCCGCCATTCGCAATTGGGCAAAAGGAGAAAAAGAAAGGCGGTCGGCATATTCAGGCAACAAGACAACAACAAAAGTGAATGACGAATGGAAGTAAAAGACGGAAATAACAAAAAGATTCAGATGCCAAGTATTGAACAAATACTTCATGCAATCAATCAGCGTGGATTATTTGCGGGCTTCCAACGCTACCAATACATTCACTATGATGTAAATGAAGCATTGAAGATTGTTGAAGCGATTGGCAAAAGCCGAAACCCGAAATTCGTAATTGATGATGAAAACCGATTCACTTACGAAAACTTCATCAAATGGGCGCATTGCGACCCGTCAATGAAATGCCTTGACCCCAATACAGGGCAAGTGATACCGGGGCGATTGAAGCGTGGAATATACATTGCCGGAAATACAGGGTCGGGCAAATCATGGTGTTTGGAAATAATGCAAGCATATTGCACGGCTTTCGGCTTCAAAGTTCTTTGGCAAGATGATTCACAACCACGCCCCCTATGGTGGCGGATTATTCGTGCAGATGCTTTGTGTGACTACTTCGTTGAGAATGGCAATTTCCAGATATTCAAAAAACAACCGATGCTTGGCATTCAGGATTTCGGGCAAGAACCACAAGAAAACTTGTACATGGGTAATCGTATTGATGTAGTCCGGCAGCTTATCGAATACCGGGGCGACAAATGCGATGAAATGACTTTGATAACTTCCAACATGAAGATGCAAGGTGATGTATTAATGAACCGTTATGGCGACCGTGTGGCAAGTCGGTTGGTGGAAATGTGTAATTACTTTGAAATCAAAGGAAAGGACAGAAGAAAATTATAATCAAATGGAAGATTCAGAATTAAAAAAGCAATTGGGCGATGAACTATGTGCATTTTGCCCTTGGAAAAACGGTGAAATCGACCATCAATTTGATTCATTGTGTGAGGGTGTATATTGCGATGAAGCATTTGAAGCATTTATGGACGAGAACCGAGAATTTTTTGATGATGATGCGGAATAATTAACTAACAAATTCTATGATAACAATGAACAGTATTATCATTCAACAAAACGTGGTCTATAAGACAGAAAAGGGAACGCCCGTAACGGATTCCCTAAAAGTGGCACAAGTGTTCGGAAAGCAGCATAAGAATATAATGCAAGCGGTTCGCAACATTTTGGGGTCGGCTGAAAATTCAGCCCACCGCCATTGGTTCTATGAATCAACATATCTTGATGCACAAGGTAAGCCACGCCCGATGTTCATAATGAACCGTGACGGCTTTTCTTTGCTTGCTATGGGTTTGACCGGGGCAAAGGCTATGCAATTCAAGGTCGGCTTTATTGAACAATTCAATGCAATGGAAAGGGTTGTCAGGCAAGTACAACAAGCCCCCACCACCCCGGCAATACCACAATCTTTTGCCGAAGCATTGCGCCTTGCAGCTTCACAGGCTGAACAAATCGAGCAACAACAAAAGAAGATTGAAGCCGACGCCCCACGTGTTTTATTCTCACAAGCCGTTGAAACTTCCAATGAATCGGTCTTGATTGGAGAACTTGCAAAAATCATTTGCCAAAATGGAGTGAATACGGGAGAAAAAAGGCTTTTCGCTTGGATGCGTGAAAATGGCTACTTGTGCCAACACGGTGAAAGGTACAATCAGCCGACACAAAAGGCGATGGAACTTGGGTTGTTCGAGATTAAGAAAACGACCATTCAGAAACCTAACGGCGACACCCTTATATCCAACACGACCAAGGTAACGGGCAAAGGGCAAGTGTACTTTGTGAATAAGTTTTTGCACAACAACCAAAAGAACTTGCAGCCATGAGAATATACATATCAGGAAAGATAAGCGGTTTGCCTTATGATGAAGTGCAAGAACGGTTCAGTGGTGCGGAAGATTTATTGACCGAACTTGGATTTGAGGTTGCCAACCCCTTGAAAAATGGTCTTGACAAAGATACTTCTTGGAATGAACACTTATGCAAGGACATTGAAATGCTTTTGTCTTGCGATGCAATCTATATGATGGATAATTGGGTGGATTCAACCGGGGCTTCAATTGAATATGATATAGCAATAAGGATGGGTAAGGATATTTGGTTTGAATCCAATGTAGTTCGTAACAATCTTTTTGTGTTGCAGATACAAAATGCCATTCACGAAGTAACGGGCTTGAAATTCAATGAATACATAACAAAATCAAGAAAGCGTGACGGGTTCTTTGCAAGAATGATTTTCGTGTACCATTGCCGGATGCACAAAATGAAACTTACAAAGATTGCCGAATACGTACACCGCGACCATTCAACCATGCTTCATTTGCTGAAGAAGTATCAAGATGATTTCAAGTACAATCCACAATTCAGAGAAATAGCAACGAGAGTAAACAATATATTAAATAAAACAATTAAATGATGCACAAATATGATTACCGTTGGACGTTGAAAGGTGCCGACTTCACCAAGGACAAAGGCAAGGTATTTTCTTGTTTTGCGTGTGGGGGGGGCAGTTCTATGGGTTACAAACTTGCCGGGTTTGATGTGATAGGGTGCAATGAGATAGACCACCGTATGATGTACACCTATTGCCAAAATCACAATCCGCGTTTCCCTTTCCTTGAACCGATACAGACGTTCAAAGAAAAAAATGATTTGCCACCCGAATTGTTCAATCTTGATATTTTGGACGGTTCGCCCCCTTGTTCTACCTTTTCAATAGCTGGAAGCCGTGAAGATGCTTGGGGTAAGATGAAACATTTTCGTGAGGGGCAGGCGGAACAAGTGTTGGACACGTTGTTTTTCGATTTCATAGACCTTGCAAAGAGGTTACAGCCCAAAGTGGTTGTTGCGGAAAATGTAAAAGGATTGCTACTTGGTGAAGCCAAGAACTATGTAAGGCGCATTTATGATGGTTTCGAGGATGCCGGGTATTATTGCCAACATTGGTTGCTTGATGCACAAAAAATGGGTGTTCCCCAACGCCGTGAACGTGTATTTTTCGTGTGCTTGCGTAAAGATATTGCCGCGCCTTTCCTTGTTTCGCAAGGCTTGTTCGATGTTGTTCCGGCTTTGAATTTAGACTTTAACGAAAAGCCGATAATGTTTGGTGAGGTTGCAGACTTCAAAGGTCGTGAAGCAAAGAGCAAAACAATACGTTTGCTATGGGATAACCGCCAAAAAGGTGATTTGAACCAAGGTGCGGCAAATGAAAGGTTATTCGGCAAAGGAAGCAATTTTAATCAAACTTATGTGTACTTGGATAGAATTTGCCCCACCCTTGCAAGCAAAGAATCTTGCTTGATTCATTTTGAGCAACCCCGGTTCTTGGGGCAAAGTGAAGTGTGTTGCATTTCATCATTCCCGCAAGATTACAACTTTGCCGGGCAACCACCGCATTATGTTTGTGGAATGTCGGTGCCACCCGTGATGATGGCACAAATCGCAAGCCGAATATGGGAGTATTGGCTATCAAAAATTTAGAATTATTTGTATCACTATAAAACAAAAACAGTATGGAAATTGAAAGAATAAAAAGATTGCCATTTGTAGTAAGGGCGTATCAAATACTTTATCCGTCTTTTGGAACTTGCGAAATTTGCAGTTTGCCTTGGTCAGTATGCAAGCCCAAATCCATTGAGCTAAGTGATTCATTCGGCACATTCTCCTTATGCGAACATTGTTGGAGTAAGGCTACATTGCCGGAAGTCATGGAAGCCCACGCAAGAACATATGTCAAGCAATGTCAATCTTTGACAAACGAAGAAAAGGAACGGTTCATAAAAGAACGCCCACTTGAATATGTCTTACAACGTGTTGAAGAAGAATATAACAAAACCAAATAATCAAAAACAATGAAATTAGTATTTTTCGACCTTGAAACAACAGGAACAAACCCCGGCAAACATGGTATTCACCAAATATCCGGGCAAATCGTGATTGATGGCGTGATAAAAGAAACATTCGACTTTCACGTTCAACCCAACCCAAGGGCAATGATTGAAGATGAAGCCTTGAAAGTGGGCGGTGTAACACGCGAACAAATACTTGCATACCCGCCGATGCAACAAGTTTATCAAGAGTTTGTGGCTATGCTTGGCAAGTATGTGGACAAGTTCAACAAAAAGGATAAGTTCTTTTTGGTCGGTTATAACAATGCGGCTTTCGATAACCAATTTTTGCGTGGATTCTTCTTGCAGAATGGCGATGTTTATTTCGGTTCTTGGTTTTGGTCAAACTCAATTGATGTAATGGTGCTTGCTTCCGCATATCTTGCGACCCGTCGCCCCGATATGGAAAACTTCAAGTTATCAACAGTTGCAAAAACCCTTGGTGTGAATGTCAATGATGAATCATTGCATGATGCCATGTATGACATTGAATTGACAAAAGCGGTATTTGATATAGTTACAAGAAATCAATATGAAAATTGAATCATTCGGGGGTATTCAACTTGTGAATGGTGATTGTATGGAAGTAATGCGGAATTTGCCGGACAATGCCTTTGACCTTGCTATTTGTGACCCGCCTTATGGAATCGGGGTTGATGGTCAAAAGAAATGTGTGTGCAAAAACCCAAAACACAACCGAAAAGCCCATGAGCAAAAAGGATGGGATAAAAATACCCCCCCCCGTGAGTATTTCCGGGAACTTGAAAGAGTGTCGCGCAATCAAATAATTTGGGGTGCGAATTACTTTGTGGAGAATTTGACAAAAGGCACGAAAGGTTGGATTTGTTGGTTCAAGGGGCAAACCGGGCTAACAATGTCAGATTGTGAACTTGCATATTCATCTTTTGATTGCCCGACAAGGGTTGTAACAATAAACCGTTGTGAGTTGGCAAAGCAAAACACCATACACCCAACCGAAAAGCCGATTAAACTTTACGAATGGTTATTGGTGCATTATGCAAAACCGGGTGAAAGAATCCTTGATACCCATTTGGGTTCGGGTTCTATTTGTATAGCAGCACACAATTTAGGGTTTGAAATGTTGGGGATTGAACTTGACCCCGGATATTTCAATGCAGCCAAACAGCGCTTATTGTATCACCAAGCACAATTAAAATTATTCTAAAACAAGATGTTATGAACTTTAATGAATTAGCAAACAAAGCACATTCCAATGCCGTGAAACACGGATTTTGGGAAAAGAGATTGAGCAACGAACATTGTTTGATGCTTGTAATAACCGAGATTGGCGAATTGGTAGAAGCCGACCGAAACAAACTAAAAGCCGACAAAGTGGGTTTTGATACGGGAATGGCAAATGCCTTTCAAGGCATAATTCGTCCTGATTGGTTTGATAAGGTATTTCAAAGGTGCATCAAAAACACGCTTGAAGATGAATTGGCGGATATAGCCATTCGTCTTTTTGACCTTGCCGGGGCTTTGGGTATTGATTTCGACAAGATGAACCCTTGCCGTTATTACCGGGCTTTTGACAAGTTCAGCTTTACCGAAAACGCATTTGCCTTGTGCAAGGGCTTGTCCCGTGATGTTATCGGGATTGAAAAACGTATTCAATTCGGTATTGAGTATGTCAATAAGTGGGCGGAATCCCTGAATGTTGATTTGGCTTGGCATATCGAGCAGAAAATGAAATACAATGAGAACCGACCAATCATGCACGACAAGAAGTATTGATAAGCAAAAGCAATACACTTGCATAACACTTGGATTATTCACCAACATTGAACCAATCCCGGAATGTGCCACCAATTTGATTGATGGCAAAAGGTTCAGAACGCCAGTGGATGTTGCAAATGAAATGTTGCGAGAATGCCGGATTTGGCAAAAGAACAACCCGGGTAAAAACGTGATGGATATAATAACGCCCGATTGGGTGAAGTATATAAAACAAAATTTATAAGTTATGTTGCAATTAGAAATTATTGGCAATCTTGGAAATGATGCCGAAATAAAAGAGTTCAACGGAAAGAAGTACGTTTCAATGAATGTTGCCCATTCTGAAAAGAAAAGGGATTCTAATGGTTCGGTTTTAGAAACAACAATATGGGTGTCCGTGCTTTGGTATGGTGACGGTGGTAATCTTACCCAATATTTGAAAAGGGGGTGCAAAGTCTTTGTCCGGGGTCGTTTGTCCTTAAAGACCTATCAAGATAAACACGGGAACAACCAAATTGCCGTCAATGTCAATGCGAATGAAGTTACCTTGTGTGGTCTGAAAGGTGAAAGCCAACCCACCCAACAGTCGGGACAACAATTGCCCCAATCGCAACCGACCAACAACGTCCCGTCAGATGTTGATGATGATTTACCCTTTTAATCCGATGTCTTATGCCGAAATTTGACAATATCATTGCCATTGACCCGGACAAAGAAAAATCCGGTGTGGCATACTTGAAGCCGCCCACAAGGCAATTAGAAGTTACTAACTTGGATTTCCCGAACTTGCTTGAATACTTGCAGCACGCAAGGAAAGTCCGTGATGAAGTGAAAGAAACATTGGTTGTTGTAGTTGAAGCCGGGTGGATGGTCAAGAAAAGCAACTTCCATGAAGCCCAAGGACACAGAGCCGAAAAGATTGCAAAGGATGTCGGGGCAAACCATGAAACCGGGCGGAAAATCGTTGAAATGTGCAAGCATTACGGAATCGAGGTTGTGCAGCACCCGCCATTGGTGAAGTGTTGGAAAGGCAAAGACCGTAAGATTACCCATGAAGAATTGGCTTCGTTTACGGGCTTGATGGGTCGGACAAATCAAGATGCCCGCGATGCCGCCTTGCTCGCATGGTCTTTTGCCAACTTGCCTATAAGGTTGAAACTTTGATAAGTTGTGCCTAACTTTTTTTGTTAAAGCGTGCATTACTATAATGCACGCTTTAATTTTGCATTTGCATTGCAAACTAAATTCAAAAGCAGATGAAACCAATTGATTTTGCGCAATCCACAAAGGTATTGCAAAGACCGTCAACAATGGCGGAAAGTGAATGTCAATCATTACCCGTTTGGAATGATGGCAAACAATGTGTGTCGTGTTGGAAAACGACATTCAAAGAACGATTGAATATTTTGTTCACCGGGAAAGTGTGGTTGGGTGTCTATTCAGGTAAGACGCAACCGCCCGTTTTCATTTCGGGTGAATCGGTTTTTGTGAAAGAGCCATTAAAAGCCCGATTCTTGGCATTTATTGCAGAAGTCAAGGAAAGTATTATTGAAGCATGGAAAAGCACCAAGGAAGCCGCCAAACAGCCCGACAAACGAAAGCATTTCTTTGTCGGTGTTTTGATTTCGCTTGTTATCGGTACTTTGCTTGGTTGGTGGGTCGGATTCACCGCCGGAAGTCTTGCCGGAATCTGCAAGGAATGGTGGGATTCAAAAGGACACGGCACGGTTGAAGTGATGGATGTGGTTTTCACGATGATTGGTGCAGCTTGTGCAATTCCCTTGTCGTTATTGTTTTACTTCTTGATTTGGTGATGATATGGCAAAGATGATTGAAGCAAGCATTGATTCTTTGATTCCTGATGATAAGAATTTCAACAAGGGAACGGAGTTTGGCGAACACCTTATGGATGAATCATTGCGGAAATTCGGACTTGGGCGGTCAATCCTTATCGACAAGAACAACCGAATCATTGCAGGAAACAAGACCGCCGAAAAAGCCGCTGACATAGGCTTTGACAACGTGATTATTGTTGAAACCAACGGCAATTCCCTTGTGGCGGTCAAAAGAACGGATATTGATTTGGATTCAGCCAAAGGACGTGAACTTGCACTTGCTGACAATGCAACGAGTAAAGCAAACCTTTCGTTTGATACAGACTTGATAATGCAAGAAGCCGAAAAGTTCGATTTTGACCCGGAAGATTGGGGTATTCCGATGGAACAAGGCGATGAAGAAGAACAAAACAATGATGAGGGTAAAAAGATGATTGACACACGATTGATTGTTGAATGTGGCGATGTTACCAAATTATCATTGTTATTCAGTGAGTTACAAGACAGGGGCTTTAAGTGTGAGTTGAAAGAATAGTTATGATTGTAATAAAATCAACGTAAAAAAGGAGATTGAGGAATGGCAAAATTCAGTAAAAAAACGGTGGACATGATTGTTGGGCTTGTGAAGTCCGACACCTACACCATTGCGGAAATTTGCCGTCAAGTAGGAATAACACCGAAAACATACCATCAATGGGTGAATGATTATCCCGACTTTGCCGATGCAATCGAGCAAGCAAAGGCGGAACGGATGCAAGCGATGGTGATTGAAGCAAAGAAATCCTTGATGAAGAAGATACAAGGCTATGACGTTACCGAAACCAAGGTTGTAACCATACCGGGTAAGCAGAAAGACGAAAAGGGCAATCCAAAGCCTATAATCAAGGAACAAACCACCACAAAAAAGCACATTCAGCCGGACACGGCGGCAATCATATTCACCTTGACGAATGGCGACCCGGAACATTGGCGCAACAGGCAATCCACCGAGGTAACAGGCAAGGACGGCAAAGACCTTTTCGCAAGCAAGACCGATGAAGAATTGGATAAGGAAATCGAGGAATTGAAACGCAAGTTGGAGTAATGCAGAAGCGGGCGGACAAAATAAAGTATTACAAGGCATTGAAAGAACGGCTTATTCGTGAAAGTCGTTCCGATTTGTTGCGCTTTACAATGTCCACAATGCCCACGTTTCGCCCGGCAGACTTTCACCGCCGATACTATCATGTATTGACAGACTTTGCAGATGGCAAAATTCGCAAACTTATGGTCTTTATGCCACCCCAACATGGAAAGTCCGAGGGTTCAACAAGGCGATTACCCGCTTTCTTGGTCGGTAAGAATCCTGATAACAAATTGGCGATTGTGTCTTATAATGCACCCAAGGCAAGAAAGTTCAACCGAGAGATTCAACGTATTATTGACAGTCCCGAATATCACGAGATATTCCCGAATACCAACTTGAATGCTTCAAATGTTACAACGGTCGCGGGTTCTTGGTTACGAAATGCCGATGAATGCGAAATTGTAGGTTATCGCGGCGGCTTCAAGACGGTTGGCGTGGGGGGAGCATTGACGGGTGAACCCGTTGATATTCTGATAATGGATGATATTTACAAGGATGCTAAAACGGCATGGTCGCCCATTGTCCGTGAAAGTGTGTCCGATTGGTACGATACGGTTGCAGAAACCCGACTTCACAATGATTCCCAACAATTGATTGTCTTTACCCGGTGGCATGAAGATGATTTGGCGGGTACATTATTGCGGCAGCAAGGCATATATGATGAAAAGGAAAACCCGGATGGGTGGGTTGTTGTCGTATATAAAGCAATCAAAGAGGGAAAGCCGACCGAATACGACCCAAGGCAAGAGGGTGAAGCATTGTGGGCGGAACGGCATAATCTGAAAAAGTTGCAGTCCATACGCAAGCGAAATCCGCAAGTGTTCGATTCCTTGTATCAACAAGACCCCCAACCGCGTGCCGGACTTATGTACGAAAGTGGCTTTGTGGAATATCTTATTCGCCCGGCAACAAAGTATGTCAAACGCAAATGTTATGTGGACACCGCCGACACGGGCGCGGATTACTTATGTGCGATTGTGTATGATGAAACAGATGTGGGCAACTACATTGTTGATGTGCTTTATACGACACGTCCGGTTGAGTACACAGAACCCGCGCTTGCAAAAATGCTTACCAAACATGATGTTGCCGAATGTATTGTGGAAGCCAACAACGGCGGTCGCCTATTCAAGAACAATGTTGAAAAGCAATGTCGATTGTTAGGCAATGCCAAGACCAAGTTTTCTTCATTCCACCAAACGGAGAATAAAGAAACACGCATTTATCAACATTCAGCAATGGTTCAGAACCTCACGTTTATGCCCCAAGGGTGGAAAAGCCTATTCCCCGAATTTGCAAAGGCTATTTGCGGTTATCTGAAAGCCGGAAAGAATGAACATGATGATGCCCCCGATGCTTTGACGGGTACGATAGAAAAACGTGCAAACCGCAAGAAATCGGATGTGGCAAGTCTTTTTGGATTTTAATGTATCACTATAAAACAATAACAATATGCCAATTGAAGAAATATTTAAGAAAGCGACGGCAAATGATGTCATTTCGGAATTGAAGTCTTGCCGATTTATACCACAACCCGATGTGGAATGTGCAAAAAAGGCATTGAATCCTAAATTGCACGATGTGAACGACCCGATATTGCGCCCGGATAAAAGGGTGAAAGTAGATGCCGACAATGAAGCGGATTCAGCACAAAAGGTTATTTCAACCGATGGTGAAGCGGTCAATTTCAGAACGGAAAAGGTGGCAAGGGTTGCACTTGCCATTCAAAAGTTGATAATCAAACGCGCCGTGTCTTTCTGTTTCGGTAATCCGCCCGAATATAATGCAACCCCGACCAATGACAATGAAAAGGGTATCATATACGCTTTGAACCGTATCTTGTATGATGTCAAAAGCAATTCATTGAACCGAAAGATTGCCCGTGCGATATTCGGATTCAAGGAATGTGCGGAATATTGGTACACGGTTGAAAAGCCGCATTCAAAATATGGCTTCAATGCCAAGCACAAGTTGCGTTGTGCTTTGTTTGCCCCTGAATTTGGCGATACTCTTTATCCATACTTCGATGAAACGGGCGATATGGTAGCATTTTCACGAGCATTTAGCCGTAAGGACAATGGCGAAAATTCAATTGATTACTTTGAAACATTCACGGACAAGGAACATTGGTTGTGGGTGAATGGGGCAAACGGTTATGATGTAGCCTCCGGTTATCCTAAACCGATTGCAATTGGCAAGATTCCGATTGCTTATGGTTATCAACCATATTTTGAAACGGAAGATGTGGACAAGCTGATTGACCGCTTGGAACACTTGCTATCAAACTTTGCCGATACCAACGATTATCATGCAAGCCCGAAACTTTTTGTCACCGGGCAAATCAATGGTTGGTCAAAGAAAGGTGAAGCAGGTTCGGTAATCGAGGGTGAAGATGGCGCAACAATGAATTATGTTTCTTGGCAGAATGCCCCGGAATCTGTGAAACTTGAAATCGAAACCCTTTTGAAGATGATTTACACAATCACCCAAACCCCGGATATTTCATTTGATGCGGTCAAGGGGCTTGGGGCGATAAGTGGCATTGCTTTGAAGCTGTTATTCATGGATGCACATTTGAAAGTTCAGGATAAAAGGGAGATTTTCGATGATTACTTGCAAAGGCGTGTGAATATCATTTTGGCATATATAGGACAAATGAACACCGCTTGGGAAAGGGATTGTGAAGCCATAATGATTGAACCCGAAATTGTGCCTTATATGCTTACCAATGAACTTGAAGATTTGAATTATTGGCTTACCGCCAACGGCAACAAGCCCGTAATATCACAAGAAGAATCGGTTGAAAAGGCTGGTATTTCAAAGGATGTGGCTTTGACGATGCAGAAAATCAAAGAGCAATCAACCGTGGAAAATTCATTTATGATTGGTGAACCTCAATTGGATGGCGATGCGTAAGGTCTTGTTTATAATGTTGATGGTGTTTTGTCTTGCAAGCTGCAAGGAAACCCCGGTAAGTGGGTATGTTGTCGGGAAAGCGTTTATCCCGGCGCATAACACGACCCGTTATGATGTGATATTGAAAAAGCCGATGGTTGAAAGTGTCCCTGACCAATGGATTGTTTGGGTGGCTGATTCATGCGGTGTACACCGTTGCCACGTTGAGAAAGGCACATTTGACCGATTGAAACACGGTGAGTTTGTAACATCAAAAGGTACGTACTATGGCAAAACGGAATAAAACGAAAATAGCGGAAGTCAAATACCATTGTCAAGATTGCGCCCATTCTTATGATTGGCATGAAATCGGGGCTAATGGCAAGCCTTTCATGTGTCGTTGCCCCTATTACACGAATGGCAAATATTGCCGTTTCTTGAACGACCCACAATGTGAACACTTCAAAATTCGGAGATAATGGCAAAGCGACAAAAGACAACGCGGTTTTCGATTCAATCATACGATGCAGCACATTACAGGCAAACGGAACAATACACACAAGCCGTGAATGCCTTGTTTGACCGTGCCACCACCGAGATTGCAAAGGCGGTGGCAAAAGGTACATACGACCCCGACAAACCCTTTTCTTTTGATGATTACCCCGGTGTTAAATCTGTAATGCAAGGTATAACAAAGCAACTTGCCGACCGAATGATAACAGTTATTGAAACGGGGTCAAAGAAACAATGGTTGTTCGCTTGTGAAAAGAATGATGGCTTCATTGCTTCAATAATGGACACGTCCAAGTTGAGCAAAGCAAGGTTGAAGAAGATGCAAGACCGCAACTTGGAAGCGTTACAGACATTCCAAGGACGCAAAGTTGAGGGAATGAACCTTTCGCAAAGGGTTTGGAAATATGTAGGGCAATACAAAGCACAATTGGAATCCGCCCTTGATGTAGGTTTGGGCGAGGGTCGCAATGCCGCCCAATTATCCCGTGATGTCAGGGAAAACCTTAAAGAGCCAAACCGATTGTTCCGCCGTGTAAGAGATAAGCGCGGAAACCTTGTGTTGTCAAAAGCCGCCAAAGCATTCCACCCCGGACAAGGTGTTTACCGTTCTTCATATAAGAATGCGATGCGCCTTACACGTTCCGAAATCAATATGGCTTATCGTGAAAGTGATTTCTTGCGTTGGCAATCACTTGATTTTGTCGTTGGTTATGAAATTCGCAGAAGCAACCATGAACCATTGTTCAAGTGTGATATATGTGAAAAGTTGGTTGGGCGTTATCCGAAAACATTCAAGTTCAAGGGGTGGCATCCGCAATGTATGTGTTATGCCGTGCCTATCTTGATGGATGAAGAAACCTTTGATGAAAATGAACTTGGCGACCTCAAAGCTGCATTGCATGGCACGCAATACAAGAAGTTGGAAGCCAAGAACCTTGTTACCGATGTGCCGGACGGGTTTAAGCAATGGGTGAAAGACCATGAAGAAGCACAAAAGAAGTGGGCTTCAACACCCTATTTCATTAAAGACAACTTCAAGGATGGTCAATTGTCCAAAGGCTTGAAGTTGGATATTATTTCACTCCAACCGAAGATTGACCCGATACAAAGGCAGCTTGACCAATTGAAGCCGCAAATATCTTCAATCCGCGCAATGTGCAATGAATGGGGCTTAAATACATTCATCCTTGATGATGCTATCCAAAACCGCAATCCGTCCGGTGTTGTCAATGCAATTTCTGTTTTACATGGTCGTGTTGATGTAGTGATGCAGGAATACAAGAATTATATCGCGGATGCAACAGAAGCCATAAAAGAAGCCCGGAAACATAATATTGATGTTTCGGAAATACTCAACGACATTGCCGCCATTACAGGTGATAAGCGTGATTGGATTACAGGTAAAGAAGTATTTAAGAAAAGACTTCAAGACTTGTTGAGTAAGATAGCAACAAATCAAGCATCCAACGATGATGTTCTTAAAATTAAAGCCCCTGATTGGCAATTTAAGTCTGATAAGACAAAAGCGACAAATGCAGAACGTCTATCTACTTTGATGGATAACTTGGAACATTTCTATGGTAAAGAATCGCGTTTCCAAGGTTATATTGATTCCGCCCGTGAAAAAATAAAGAATGGTGAATCTGATAGATGGCTTGGTTATGAATTGAAATCTTGGTCAAGTCATAAATCATTGATGAACGGACAAGCGAAACCTTGTTTCAAATCAATTGACCATTTACAGGAATTAAAAGGTGTTTCATCAACAAAGATTCCTATTCAATGGCGCAAGGCTTACAATGAAGCAATAAAGGCGATAAATGAACATGATTTTGTAAATAAGGGATATGAGAAAGTGTATGTGCAAATTGAAAAGGCTTACAACATCTATAAACTTGCATCATTGAAAGAAGTTAAGCAAATAGGATTTGATAACATTTCACCCAATATGCCATACAACATTTTTACAGACTATGTAAAAAAGATACCCGGCATGATGGAAGCATTGCCAAGCAAGGAATTTTTCGATTCACTCAAAGATTTTGTTCCATTGGTCGCATTAAAGAACGGTGCGCATTATTCACCGACTTACAAATATGTGAATATATCATTTGAAAATGATAATCTTCAACGAATGTCCAAATCACCGTGGTATCGAAAAGGATTGTTCTATCACGAATTTGGACACGCCTTTGACCATCAAATTGCACTTAAATCTAAAAGCGAATTGATGAAGATTTATGACGATTGGAAAAAGGTTATCAATGCGGGAGAGGGAGAAAGGCTCAAAGGGGTTATTCAAGAAAAACTTGATAAATTCGGGGCTGATTTTGATAAATTCAGGGATAATGCTTGGAAGCAATATCAAGAGTTGAAACAAATAGGCAAAATGGATGAAGCCGAAAGGCTGAAAAAAGAATTATTTGCGAAATGCGAAGAACAAGAAGCATTACAAATGGAATTTGAAGAACAACTTGGAGCATTTACCGATTGTTTGCAAGCTGCAATTTCCGGGCATAAATTCATCCGACCAAGGGGGCATGATGTCAAGTATTGGACACAAGATAAACAGCTTGCCGAATTTATCGCCCATTGTTCTGAAAACTATTGGGGCGGCAACCCTATATTCAAAGAAATTGCGCCCCAATTATATGATGATATGCGAAGAATCATTGAAAAGTATATGGCAAAACCTTAATCAAGCCATATTTTGAATTTTTCTTTTAACTCAACGTCTTCTTCACTTTCATTGATGATGTAAGAATATTGAAAATGCTTGTTGTTATTGATTGCAGTTCGCAACATAGCAACGGCATTTTTTTTATCTAATTCCGTGCCTAATATAAAAATTTGAGAAAGAATACCCCCGGGGCTTAAATATCGTCCCCATTCTTCAATTTGCTTGTCGGATAAATCCTTTTTATCCTTGATACCAAGACTAATGCAATATTGTTCAATTTTCATTTTTGTGGTAGTTTTCTATTCGTTTTTTTTCGATGTATCACACCCCTATAAATGATGCACTTGTTATTGCGATAAGGCTTTGTTTCAGTAATACCGTAAGCCCACAACCGCGACTTTGATACGCCCAATTCAACCGGGGTGAACGTGTCGAATATGGCGGCAATCGAGCCGAAATAATGATGGTTGTCGTCGCCAAAGCAAACGTGATATATGGTTGTTCCGTTCATCGTAGTTCGTTTTTCTTCTTGACAACAGCCCTTGCGAGTTTATCAATTTCCGCTTGCGGTCGCCAAGGACTTCTTGAGCGAACATATCTTCTTGCTTCATTAAGTTCTTCAACCCTTGTGCGTTCAGTCTTGAATTTTTCACAAATGGTGTACAAAGATTTTTGATGTTTTAGTGCAAGTTCGTTCCATTCCAAGTCTTCCGATGATTCCAATGCGGATTCAATTTGGTCTATTGCAAAGGATATTGCTTCAAATTCCTTGTCATTGATAGATAAACGCATATCATTTCAAATTAAAATTAAACCATTCTTTGGGTGAATTGAATGCCACCTTTTTCACTTGCCGATAAAAGGCTTTATTCAACTTTCGCAATCGTGCCAAATGTTCATGCGGTTGCCAATGGAAGTCCGGCATTACTTCATTGTTAGCCGCATATATGCCGCCTTGTTTGGGTTCAAAACGTGCAAAGGCAACCAAGTGTCCGTCTTTGATGAAAACAATGTCTTTGACGGCTTTATTTGACTTGTGCCGATATGCCAAAGTTGTGCAAGCACTGTAATAATCAACAATTCTTTTTTGTTGTTCCATTGCTTCTTTGACCTTTTCTTGTTGATTGTGCCGGAAGCCACGCAAGTTCCCGGCAACTGTTTTACGGTATTCGGCAACATTGATTGGGTCTTTCCCGGTCGCCATATCATACGGCAACAAGCCGTCATTAAACATCTTGACCGCACGGGCAAAGTTTTCCTTGTCCACAATCTTGTCGTGAAGTTCTTTCACGAAATCCACCGTCAAACCGTATTGGCTTGCGAGTGTTTCAATACTTGTCTTTTCCATACAAAGGTAATTATTTTATTTAATATAGTAATTAAAACAATTTTAATTGAAGCCCACTTTTCTTGATTGTCCTTGCATAAATCGGGCATTTCTCAGAATAAGCACATTGCCCGGATTTGGCTTCATCAAATCTTTGTTCCCAAAGTTGTGCATATTGTTCCGTTCCCATTTCGGCTTCTTCATTAAGGAACGTAACCAACTTGATGCAGAAAAAACCATGTTCAACGGTTCTTTCTCCGGCAATTTCCACAAGTCCATTTCCTTTTGGTTTCATAGTAACACACATTTGGTTATAGTAATTTCCACGTTGTTTCAAAAGAACACCGTTCAATTTCGTTAGATTCTTTATGTTCCCCTTTCTCAATAAGTATGGGGATTATGCGAATTGGAATAAACACACCCCAACCCTTACCCTTTTCAGGGAATACACGAACACTTGAACCATCCTTTTTCAGATAGCCAATTTTGAAATAATTGCTTGAACCATCCCAACCATCATAATATGATATTGTCTTGCCGATAAGGGCTTGTTTTATTTCTTTTATTAACATAGTCATTAAGAATTGATTACCATTATAAATTCACATTTTGCCCAATCTGATAAATCGGGGCTTTTCATATATTCTTGGTTCTTTTGTTCAATGGCTTTTGCTTCTTGCTCGCTTATTTCAATGCCATTCACAAAGTATCGTTTCATATCGGAAAGTTTCGTGGGCGACCCGAAAGCCGCCCTGATTATTTAATTAAGTGGCATAACAAATTCAATGTCGTTGTAATGAATGAAGCCCCCGGCATCAATTATTGATTGAAGTGCTTTCTTGCCCCCTATTGGATTGTAAGGAATCGGCAATTGTTCTGATTTGAATTTCACAAACCCCTTTCCTAAAATTGCAAGTCCCCACCCCTTATTGAATGTACAAATCCCCTTGGGAGTATTGAACTTGTAGCCCTTTAAGTCAATGATGCGAAGTTGAGAATTGAAAAGCCTTGTTTCTTTGGAACGTATAATATTCATTGTTGCGAAAATTTGTGGGGTGGTTGCCCACCCGGGTTAATGTCAGAGTTCATATAAATCAATAAATTCATTGTTGGCAACGCTTAATGTATAAGTCGGTTTGCCGCACGTGGATTCTTTGATAAAGCAAAATGTTTCATCTATTTCACGATAGACATAAACAAATTGCCCTTGAAGTTGGATGGATTCAACCGTTCCGAAATAATCGGCGGTGTTGTCAATGTCTTGGCAAAGTCCCCAAATATGGTTGCCTATGCCCTCACGGTTGATTGCATCAAAAAGATTAAATGTTAATTGTTTCATTGTTACGAAAATTTAGAAGTTAAGTCGCATTAAAAATCACACGACCATGAATATTGTTGTTTCAATTGTGCCAAAGCCTTGTCGGTAACGTAATACACATAACCGCCACAGTTTGCCCGGCTGATTGAACGATTGCATTTCAATTCAATTGGTTTGTTGAAGCTGATTGCATAGCGATTGCCACATGAGAGAATCAAGAAATCAACCGATGCTTTGTATTCATCAACTGATGTTGGCTTGTATTCCCCTTTTGGAATAAATTTATCTTCATTCGTGAAGTAACCTTTTACTTGTGATGTTTCCATTGTTGCGAATATTATCTGTTATGTATTATAGTAACACACCGCAAAGATAAGCGTTATATTTAATAAAACAACTATTTTAAGCAAGAAAAATGCAAATGCAGTGCAAAAATGTGGATAAGTAAAGCATAAGTTCAAGTTTATTTCTATGTGTATCACTATAAAACATAATACTTTTGTGATTGATTTGTTTAACATTATAATTATCGGAAAATGAAAGAAACAATTTTGGCATTACTGATTGCAAAGTTTTCAGGCGTGCGAAAAGACGGACTTGTTGCATTGGCACGTTCACTTGCGTTACAATGCACGACCGAAGATGAAGCGAAAACCCTTGTGGACAAGTTCACCGATGCGCAAGTGAATGAGTTTGTCAAGGATTACCGCGCCGATGTGGACAAGGAAGTGTCCGAAAGCAACAAAACTTTTGAAACCAATCTGAAAAAGAAGTTCGATTTGGTTCAGAAAACCGAACCCGGCGGTAAGAAGAACCCGAAAGACACCGACCCCGACGACATTGCAGCCATTGTAAAAGCAGCAGTTGATGCGGCGGTTG